ATGTGCGGACGATTTGCCCAATCACAGACACGCGAAGAATACCTAGCTTATCTTGCAGAAGAAGCTGAGCGGGATATCGCCTATGATCCAGAACCAATCGGCCGGTACAACGTGGCGCCGGGGACTAAAGTTTTGCTCCTGAGCGAACGAGACGAACAGCTGCACCTCGATCCGGTTCACTGGGGTTACGCACCCGGGTGGTGGGATAAACCGCCTCTGATTAATGCTCGAGTAGAAACCGCGGCGACAAGCAGGATGTTCAAACCTCTGTGGCAACATGGCCGGGCGATCTGCTTTGCTGATGGTTGGTTCGAATGGAAAAAAGAAGGCGACAAGAAGCAACCCTATTTCATCCACCGTAAAGATGGCAAGCCCATCTTCATGGCGGCGATCGGCAGTGTGCCTTTTGAACGCGGCGACGAAGCTTAAGGATTTTTGATAGTGACCGCTGCGGCCGATCAGGGGCTGGTCGACATTCACGACCGCCGGCCACTGGTTTTGTCAACGGAGGCAGCACGTGAATGGATGCGCCAGGATATAGGCGGGAAGGAAGCTGAAGAGATAGCAGTCGACGGGGCTATACCCGCCGACAAGTTTATATGGCACGCCGTAACGCGCGCTGTGGGTAATGTGAAGAATCAGGGAGCAGAGCTAATCGACCCTGTCACCTGACAACTGGTAGATCTGAAAACCGGGTTGTATAACGTGGCGATAGCATTTCCCGCTTCATCTGCCAGGCAGTCTGGATCCCCTGCCCTGCAAAATACAGAGTTCCCCGTCCGTCTTTCGCATTGAGATGATCGAGAACTTCCATCAACTTCTCGCTGTTCTGCCGTGGAGCGTTGTCGTCGAAGAGGTTGAGCTGCGCTACGCCCTGGCTGTAGAAATCACCAAGCATCACGCCTGCCTTCTGATAACGATGCCCATTTTTCCAGATTGCATCGAGGCATTTCGTCGCCGCGGTGATGATGTCCCGGCTGTCCTGGGTAGGCGTTAGCAGCTTTACCGATGTGCTGTTTCCGTAATAGGGTTCATTCAGCGCAAAGGGACTGGTTTTGACGAACGCAGAGATAAAGCGGCAGTACTGATGTTCACCTCGGAGTTTCTCCGCGGCACGGGATGCGTATAAACATATCGCCTGGCGCATCTCGTGGTAATCAGTGATACGTTCGCCGAACGAACGGCTGCAGACTATCTCCTGTTTTACCGGTGCGAACTCCTCCAGACCGAGGCAGGGTTCTCCACGCAGCTCCCGCACGGTTCGCTCCAGAACCACATTAAAATGCTTCCGTATGAACCTGATATCGGTATCCGCCAGCTGCAGGACGGTTTTTATCCCCATGGCCTCCAGTTTTTTACTGATGCGACGCCCCACACCCCATACCTCATCCACCGGAAGCAAAGCCATCAACTTCCTCTGCCTTTCAAGATTAGACAGATCCACCACTCCTCCGGTCTGTCGCTGCCACTGTTTCGCCGCGTGATTGGCCAGCTTTGCCAGGGTTTTAGTCTGGGCTATGCCGACACCGACCGTGAGGTGCGTCCTGCGCAGAACCGTCTCGCGAATTTCCCTGCCAAAGTCGGTAAGGTCGCGACAATTCCGAACTCCTGTCAGGTCGCAAAATGCCTCATCAATACTGTAAATTTCGCAGCGTGGAGAGAGTTCCTCCAGCGTTGTCATCACTCGGTTGGACATATCGGCATAAAGCTCATAGTTGCTGCTAAACGCGATAATGCCGTGCCGGCGAAACATGTCCTTTTGCTTGAAATAAGGCTCGCCCATTTTGACGAAGGGCTTCGCCTCTTGCGAGCGGGCGATCACACAGCCGTCGTTGTTTGACAGAACGACCACCGGACGCCCTTTCAGGTCAGGACGAAATACGGTCTCGCACGATGCATAAAATGAATTCACATCACAAAGTGCAAACATCTCAGCCAGCTGATTTGATGATGTACGTAACCACCCCGAACACGTCGAGAGTGTCCTCACTACCGACGACTATCGGCGAATATGCAGGGTTCATTGGGTTAAGCTGAACCCGCGGATGCAGCTGCAGCTTCTTAACGGTGAATTCCCCATCCACTGCAGCGATAACGATATCGCCATGAACTGCTGTCCTTGAGCTATCCACAACAAGAAGATCACCTTCTCCTATGCCGGCATCCTTCATGCTGTCGCCGGCGGCTTTGACAAAATACGTCGCACTGGGGTGGTTAACGAGCAACTCGTTCAGATCGATGCGTTGCTCAACGTAATCCTGTGCAGGGCTTGGAAAACCACATTGCACAAGGTCACTGTACAACGGGATCAGCATGATCTGACGTAACTCAATGGGCGTGTAAAACTGCATAATTGACTCGCTCAGATTAACACTGTTTTTATATACAGTAGTTTTAACAGGGCGACAGATCAATATAGGTTCTGGCTATCAATTTTTGTCATTGCCGTAACACATTGATGTAACGAGTAAGGTTAGTCTGAAAGTGTTTTCAGGCCTTAGCTGTTTGATGGTTTTGCGAACAATGCGAGGTTAAAATTTTTCAGCTATGGCAATGCCTTCATAGCAAATTGTTCACCTGCGATCTCTTGCATACGGTTCGCAGGTGAGCAAACTTAACCGGCTGGAAAATATTTATAAATCGTCTTCACCCCCTCCTATCACATAGGCCGCCGATCCAATGTTTTAACTGCTCAGACCAGAAATATCTGGAAGCTTTGGGCGCCTTCTTAGAAGATAGGGGTGTGCGAAGACGCACACAGCAATGATGTTATGTAGTATTTTCCCCTTGAGTGTGCCTGCTCAAGGGGATTTTTTATCGCCGTATTGTACTGGCAAATATTTGTAAATAGTCTTCACCCCCACGCCTGTCACATCGGCCACACGCGACTGGACAGGCGGTTAGTCCGGTATGTTTCTCGCGCTACTACTGCTTACGTTAACGTCTGGTAATGATCTAGCGGCGCGACGTAAAGCGGCGTTGAAAGCAATTATAGTGACCGGCCGGCGTTGGTACTTCACACGGTTAGAATGGCTCTGAAATAAAAAAACATCTTCTGGATAGCGTTCTCTTCTACGAGCAATGATCCCCTCCACTGGAGGGGTTGATTCAACACGTAGCTCTTTCAGGTGACCCTGTTTTCGTATCAGTATCAAGCCATCATCAATATCATCATATCGAATACTCAGCAGCCTTCCAGCGCTTAAACCTGTGTGAAAAATTAACGCCCACAAGTCTGCCCATGTATCTGAGATGGAAACAAGATTGCTGTTAATAGTTAAAAATTGTTCAAAACTTATTGTTTTCTTACCGTTCACGAACAAACCAAACTGTTTTCAAAGCTGAATGAATTGATTAAGCCAAACGTAACATATCAGGAAAAGTAGTGAAATCTTTGTCTTCAAGTCGCCGGGAGGTACTTGTAGATTGTTTTCACGTCCACGCCTGTCACATCAGCCACCTGCTGCCGGGTAGCGCCGTTCTCCAGCATTCTGCGGCACTGCTCCACCACATCTTCAGTCATTACCCGGCGACGGCCACCGACTCTCCCCTGCTCCCTCGCTGCGGCTAAACCCGCTCTGGTTCGCTCGACGATCAGCTCGCGCTCCATTTCCGCCAGGGCGCTCATGACGTGGAAGAAAAAGCGGCCTGCTGGCGTACTGGTATCGATGCTGTCGGTCAGGCTGCGGAAATTCACCCCGCGCGCCTGTAGCTCCGACACGAGCGTAATCAGATCGCGTACGCTGCGGCCAAGCCGATCAAGCTTCCAGACCACCAGCACATCACCCGCTCGGAGTCGCCGCAGCGCTCGCTTTAATCCTGGCCGCCGGGCATTTTTCCCGCTGGCCATATCCTCAAAAACCAGCTCACATTCTGCGCGGATCAGCGCGTTTTTCTGTAAATCGAGGTTTTGATCCCCTGTAGAGACCCGTGCATAGCCAATCAGCATGTTGTAACCCTTTGAAATTGCTGATTGTAAAAATCTCTGCTCTTTCGCTCAAACCCTCGTTTGGGCGAAGCCTCTTTTTGGAGCAAAAAACATGGCCTTTAACCCGGAGCTGGGGAGCACGTCTCCCGCTGTGCTGCTCGATAACGCCGAGCGCCTGGATAAGCTGGTCAATGGGTCTGCGCTGACTGAGCCGGATCGCGCTGGCGTTGAGCTGGATACCTGGCGCGGAATGATGGCGAAAAATGATCAGGTTACTGAAGACGCCCGCAAAAGTATTACTGCGCTGGGATTACCCTATTCGACATTATCGGAAGCACAGGCAGCCGTGAACAACGGTCAGATACCGGTGGACTCAGTTTGCTATGTCCGCAGCACTGACGACGCAGTCGCAATTGAGTATTTAAACGAAGCCGGAACACTGGTACCTACCGGGAATGTATTACCCTCAGAAGAAACCATCGACAAAAAGCTCAATCAGCGACTCGTCCCGGGTCAATACCTGCCGACATGGTTTCCTGTTTTTTTCGATCGAAACAGAAATGTTTACGCGTGGTTTGATGGTGGACGTTGGGACGTTGCTGATTTTGGCGCTAATGCACGAACCATCATTGAATCAGTACCTAACGCCTGGGCACAAAAATTTCTCCCCCAGGGAGACTACTCTCCAAATTACTTTCCGTTTGTTCACGACAGAATTGGAAATGTTTATGCATGGTTCCATAAAGGTATGTATGACGGTTATGGATTTGGGCCAAATATTGAAAAGTATATCTTAAATCTTGTCGGTGGGGCTTCTGCACAATCAGACAGTTCATTTATTGAAGGAGACCAGTATAAGTTCAACTTTAAAAAAGGTCGTGTTTTCAGTGGGCAGGCAGCGAGTGTTAATACCGCATTTTTTGGTGACTCATGGAACGAAAAAAACACGATTCCACAATCATTAATTAATGTTCTTGGTGGGATATATAAAGACCCGGCCTGGATAAGTTGCTCTAACCGCGCTGATGGTGTCATGACTGGCATATCGCCTGTCGTTGCAACAAACTTTACGAAATATGATGGAGGGAGTAATAACACGAACCCGCCACCGTATGGATGCGGACCTGATGGGAATGGGTATTACAATAACAATACTGTTGGGTCTCTGGCCTGGACCGGTATTACAGCAACCGATCTTTCAGTTTTCTATTATGATGGTTCCGGTTCGTTTACCATCACAATTGATGGCGGCACACCTGTAACAGTCAATGGTGCGAACACCGGAGCAGCTAAAAAGCACGATATCAGTGGGCTATCCGCAACAGCCCATAGCGTAACGATTCAGAGCCTGGGAAGTGGGGTTGTATCCATTTTGGGGATGTATGGGAAGAACAGCGCTGTGCGTTCCGGCGTAACAGTTTCAAGGATGGGGAATGGCGGGGCTATAGGAAGTGATTTCTTTAATTTTTCTGAGTGGATCAAACCTGTTGCACAGTATCTCGATATTGATTTGTTGTTCGTCATCCTTGGTACAAACGATTTCAGGTTAAGCAAGGGGACAACGCAATATAGAAATGGACTGGTGGAAATAATTACAAAGTTTCGGGAAGCTACGCCCGGCATCTGTATTTGCCTGGTGTCACCGGGTCACTGTAATGCAACTGGTACTCCAGCTCTGTCAGAGTACGATGCTGTCATGCGTGAACTGGCTGTTGAGTATAACGTCAACTTCATTAGTGGATATCAGCTATTCCCGAAAACGTACGATAACAGCAATGGGGCCTGGGAGGATGGTTTGCACCTGAGCTCTCTTGGCGCATATATATTGACAAATAAAATCAAAAAAGAATTTTTTCAGGAGTAATTATGCCTATTACAGCCATTTTACTTGATATGAACGGTCCCGTCATACCGGGGATGAAAACCCTTGATGACTTTACTATTTCAAACTGGTTCGTCGGGCTCCCGGATGTCAGTGCAACACCGTTCGCGGGTTATTATTTTGGAGAGCCAGCGCCTGATATCACTTATAACTCCTATAACAAAAACGCTCCGGCCGTCATCAATGGTTCTCTGAATAATGCTGACGGTTATATCTCTGTTAACAATACTGATTATCTGGATACAAGCCAGAAAGCACCTTTGACGCTGACAATCTGTGGTGTGGCTAAACGGAATGCCGGAGGGGCTTCACTGAACGCCCATATGATCGCAGATTTTTCAGGAAACGGTTCAGCAGCGAGTGGCTTTTCAATTGGCTTCACGAACGGGACCGGAAATCTGTTCTGTGTAGGCCAGAATAATGGCCAGTCCTCGGCCGGGTACGCCTATGCGGCATTCCCGGCATCAATTGCCGTAGGTGATCTGTTCGCGTTTGCTGCCTCGATAACCCAGGGGACAGCAACCATTGATATTTACAACCCGCAGACAGGGGCACTGATATCATCATCAGCTGCTTTCCCTGGTACCCGAGTGGCCGGAACAAATAATGTCCTGCTGGGGAGGAAAACTGATAACAACAACGAAACAACGACCAAGTATATCAAGTCGGTTTTGTTGATGGAGGGCGTGCTTACTTCAGCAGAGAAGGTTTCTGTTGCGCAGTTCTTATTGTCGATGGATTAAAAAACTCCCCCGGAGGCACACCGGGGGAAAATACTGAATGACATTATTGCTGTGTGCGTCTTTGCGCACACATTATCTTCTAAGAAAATTCTCTTTATTTCCAGATGTTTCTCAATCAAGTACTTTGTTTCGCCATTGATGGTTGTATCAGCTAAAGCTATAAATTCCAGGCTGCCAGAACAGGAGCAACCAGAGCATCGCCCCACTGTGCTCCCCCAAGCTCACCGGGGTGGACATCGTCAGGTAACGATACAGTCTGAACACCCGTATCACTGGTTGCTGTGATAGTTTCGTTCATCCCGTATTTGTAGCTCAGCTGTGCCCAGGCTGGTGCCACAATGATTTTTTCGCTGAGACGATTGTCGAACTGGCGGAGTTTCTGCGTGATCCACTTAGCGAATTCTGGCCAGCTTTGAGGGGCGCTTACACCAGACCAGCCAAATGCCTGGTGAGAAATCACAAACCGGGCGTTGGCAATTTTTTCGCGAAATTTTGCGATCATAAATTCCTGCGCCTGCGCAGTCTGCAGCGGCGTGTAGCTGTAGTACAAATCGTTATAGCCGAGCTGAATCACCACCACCAGTTTATCACTAGCGCTGACTCCAGACGCGGCCATCCACGCAGTCACATCGAAGATGTGGTACGCGGACAAATTCGGGTTATCCGCATAACTCTGCCCGGAGTACGCCTTATCGAAACAATACTGAGGATATGCAGCGAAATCTGCCGCTACTGCGTCGCGCAGGAAAGGCTGGCTGAAATTCGTCTTCTGCGTCTTTCCGAGATAGTCGAAAGTAGTCCAGCCTCCTCGCCCGTCGAAAGGAATTCCAGCTGCCGGTGTGTTCGGCAGGGTGTAACCACCGTCATCGGTCATTCCTCGCGTTGTACGTGATCCAGCTCCGACATAAGTCGCTCCGGTAGCCTGCAGAGCAAAGTAGAGCCACGGAACGCAGCGTTCCCCCAGGCTGTCCATGATCGTAGCCACTTTAACGCTTCCGGCCTGGCTCGCGGCCAGCTTCGTGAATGCCGCCTTTTTGCGATAGACGTTTCCGCTCTTATCAGCGCGAGCATTGACGACCAGGGTAGAGCCGTTGATCTCAGAAGGCATGATTGTTGCGTCGGGAAGCACGCTTTTTAACAGGATAGGCTTCCCGTCGTAACCGTGACTTGAGAGAACTACGTCAGCGCCATTCCTCCACGGGCGCTCACCGCTCACCATATTCGCGCCATAGAAACGAAGCGGGCGGTTATCCACCGCGTAAAAATTCGACGGGAAAATAACGTCCGTGTTCTGGTTTGTGACTACACCGCTTTCCAGATTTGCGACCCGAGCGCTCAAGTCAGCAGATGATGCCATGAGGCTATACAGAATTGCAGTCGCAGGAGTGAAGAAGACACCGCTTGCTGATATCGGAATCATCGTCACATCAGCTGAGTACCCACCAGCTTTTGCTGCAGAGTACACACCCCATCCAGAGAAGACCTGTCCTGCCGTAATAGGCAGATCCACCTCATGATAGTTACCGTCTGCAATAAGCGATTTTTCGTTTGCTCCCCACGCATTACCATTCCGGCTCTGAATTTTCAGCACCGCATTCGTGGAATTTATCTTGTACATCATTTTGACGGTCGAAGCGCCAGTGATGTTATTAACGGTGTTGAGCAGCTGCTTATAGGCCGTTCCAGCGTCCGTCAGGGTGTAGGTATAAGGAGAACTCTTCACCACTGAATCGAAAGTGGAATCCTGGGATAAAATCGCGAGGATCGCATTCGCCGATGCGACAGCTGTATAGAGCGAGTCGATTTGCTCGGTCAGTGAGTTTTTCTGACCGTAGTTAACCTCAGCAAAAATACTGCCCGCAGATATCTCAGCCTTTGAATAGACTTTAAGCTGTTTACTGTCACCGTAAGCCGTGAGGGTAATTGTTTGCCTGGTACCACCGCCCGCCAGCTGGACTTCATCACCAGTCCATGAGCTGCCATTTGCCAGCCGCGCGAAAAGGCGGCCTGAGTTGATATTAAGTGAGTAACTCAGCGTAACTGACGTCCCGGAAGGAACATCGATGTTCGCGTACATTTCAGAATAGAGACCTCCTGGGTTTCCATAATTCACGCGGTTATCATTCAACTGAGTAAATACAGAAAATGGATAACCATTATTGTTTACCCATGAACTGACTGAGCCTATTTTAGTTTTCCCATTTAATGAGGCAATGCTGTCCATGGTGCTCAAAATAGCGCTGGTGATTGCATTTTTATTATAACTGTACGCGATAATATCTAACTTTATATCGGTATCCAGCCTGGTATTAACTCCTACTGTCAGTAATTTTGCCGTCGCCGCAGTTGCAGTGAGTTGAATCTCCTGCCAGTTGTCACCAGCTGTCAGGGTTACCTGGTTACTGACAAATACGCCATTAATAGCGGTCTTCAGCCCTACTGACGGCACTCCACCAGTACCGGAATATTTATATCGAACGGTAATAATATCGCCAGCGGCAACCGGATCAGCCAGGTCGCTGTAAGCTTCGCGATAGGTTATAGAACTCACAGCCCCAACATGCATCAACAGTGAGTTTTCATTCTTTGAAATCAGGGTATCAAACGGATAAATAGTACTGTTAACCCATGAGTCAACCACGCCGATCAGCACACTGGAACGGGATGGCATTTTACGTCCGGTAGCCTGGAGCGTTCCAGAATTGTTGAGATATTCCACAGCCAGCGCGCTGCCGTCCTGGCTGCGCACGTAGGTTGTGGCGTTAACCGGAATATTCACAATATCCGCCTGCGCTGCTGCCAGGGTCATATACTGCTTACTGAGCGGGATCAGAGTTTGATGGATACCACGCCAGGTATACAGCAGTTCACCAGCGCGGTCGGGAAAGGTTAACTCCGAGGACTGCATAAGCTGATCGAGGCGCCTGACATTATCCATAAAAATCTGAGGGTCTGCGGTGCCCAGCGGCGGGATAAACTCGGCCATGTTTTTTGCTCCAAAAAGAGGCTTCNNGCTTCGCCCAAACGAGGGTTTGAGCGAAAGAAAAGTTGAAAGGGATTTTTTTGGTATTAAGCAGCGACGCCGGGGTATGTGGCGTCGTCGTACTGGTAGAACGATTCGAGGTATTCTTTAGCGGTGACCTGACAGGTTCCGTCTGACTGCGGAGCGATCTCCTCTACAATGGCGTCGTAGACGTGGCGCGTTGAGCCGCAGAACACCAGGCGGATCGGCTCGATGGTTGCCGACGACAGGTCAAACTTCATCGGGTCATCAAACTCGCTCAGGTGCGGGACTGACAGCTGAAAATCACCCACCCTGCTCGCCACCATCAGCCCGGATGCCGAGCCATCCTGATAGCGGATCAGCGCTCGGGGATTTTCGAAAGACCAGTCCAGCGGCTCCGTAACGGTGAACGTTGTCACGCCACCAGCCGTTGTCATCGCCTCCACCAGACAGGAAATCGTGTTGTTACCCGGAATATCATCCGTGAGCACAATGCGATCGCCCGTGTTGTAGCACAGCGCGTCCAGCTCGGTAGTGGTCTGGAACGTCACCCGCTGCTGCAGGTATTTCATCAGGCGGCGCATCCCGATTTGGTAGGCGTGATCCTGATTCAGTACCCCATCGAGTTTGTAGTTCTCGATTTTCACCGGCGTGGGATTATCAGGCGTCCGGCATTTAACGGTCTCCTCTGCCCAGGTAGTCCCGTTGATATACGTCACGTCGACACCATCAAAATCATCATCTGAGGGCACGGTAAATCCGCTCTGCAGCTCCTCCACCATCTCATGCGGAGTGATCACACCGGTCCATGGCTTAATCCCCTCGCGGTTGACCGTCGCCAGGCCATCACTCAGCAGAAAACGTGACTTCCCGGCATTGGCAATCTTCTGCAGCATTTCCAGCGCCGAGATACTGTCGCCCGTGGCGAAATCGAAATTTTCGCCCCGTGGCGTCCAGTACGCGGATTCCAGCGCGTTGATGGTGTCGACATCCATCTCCAGCCCCAGCGAGTTCCCGACATGCAGCAGCGCTCCCGAAATGGTTCTAGCCGTTCCTGAGTCGTAGGCCCGCGTGGCCACAACGTTTACGCGGCGGTCCGACTGCACCGCCAGCTTCCCGCCCGTCTCAACGGTCACCGCCATCAGCGACACGCCGGGATAGGATGAAGGGCGCGTCAGCAGTCGCCCGCGCAGTGCCTGCCAGTACATACTGTCTCGCGCGTTGTTTGAGCCCTGCTCATTGCGCCGACGGCAGCGAACCTCTACCAGCCCCGGAGAGCTGAGGGTGATCCGCTCAGTGAAACCTAACCCGTTGACGTTTTTCAGCGCATACTCGCCCTGGTGACTCACCCACCCCGATCCGGAACCGTAGTCGCGATACTGTATCTCCCACTCCACGTGGCGGATCCGTTTTTTGCCCTTACTGTCAAAGCCACAGATGCCGTTCGGGAAGGAGAAATTCACCTCGAATGCATCCACCACTTCATTCTCAGGGCAAACCAGGAACGGCCCCAGCCAGCTCAGCGTGTCGTTAAGACCAGTGGCCTCATAGTCGATCATCGTCCGGGCGGAGAATCCCGGCCATGACTCATCAACGGCACCGGAAACCAGGCGCGCCACCGTCGCCGTCGTGCCGTCGGCAGAGACAATGCGGTACTCATTCCCGCGGTGAGCAAGTGAAAGCCGTTGCTCCCCCTCCGGGATGCCGGAAAAGGCCGTTCCCGTGGCAGAGTTATAGGCGAGTGTCACATTCGCCGTTACCGCCGGGCTGCCGCCGGTTGATGCCGTGCCGGAGGTGTAAACCGGGGCATCACCGAAAACAGCTGCTGGCAGTGAAGAGGACGTGATCGCCCCACCCGCGAACGGACTGGCCGACTCGGTTATCAGTACAGTTCCGCCGTTGTCCTGCGCAACCAGGCCGGAGCCGGTGAGTCCCTCGGTGATGGCCGCCAGCAGTCCCGACATCGAGACGTAGTTAGCCACCAGCGACACCGGGTAGCTAACCCCCTGCCAGGTGATCGTGAACGTGCTGGAGCTGGTCGAAAAATCGTAGGTGGTCGGGGCCGCACTCGCCTGGACTTTTGCCGCACTCCCCCCGGTGCCGGGCACTGCAGCCTGACCGGGGGTATATGACGCGATAAACAGATCGTAATCGACAGAGTTAAACCCCAGCGTCACCGGCATACCTACTACCGGCGCGATCTCCGTCAGCAGCGGGCTTGCGATAACGCTGTATCCGGCCGCCGTGGTGATCTGGTAGTTCGCCGGGGCTTTAAGTTCGACCACGGCGCCAGCGACCCAGCTGGGCGGCAGTGCGTTATCGTTCTCGTCATTATCGTCATCATCATCCGTATCCAGCCCGGTAAACGTCACGCTCGATCCGGAGACGGTCATGCTGTCTGCGATAATGTCGTCTGCGTCCGGCGACGTCTGGGCCATATCCAGCCCGGTGCCGGATGACGTCCCGCTCACTTCGGTGGAGTTGACCCAGTTTTCGCTGCGCTCATCACCGGAAACGTCCGCGCCTGGCGGGTAATGGGTGCTGCTGAATCCCGGTAGCGTTGAAGCTGGCGTACTGCCAACCCTGATATCGCCATTGGTATAAATCAGATCACCGACACCGAGACACAGCAGCATCTGGACGCGCATTTTCGTAGGATCGGCGGCATCAAACCGGGTAACCGGCTGCACCACATAATCAGGGTAGATACGCACCCGGCCAAATACCTCACGAATGGCATCACCGAGTTTTGCGGTATTCGCCTTTGCCGGGTTCAGGTCGAGACTCCGCCCTGTGGATGAGGTATAGCCGCCCGTATCGATGTTGCTCATCATAAAGTACGAATAGGCTGCAGCGGCAACGGAGATACCGACGCCGATCCACGCGATTGTGGCGGTCTCCAGCCCGAAAGGAACCGGATAAAGCCTGACATCACTATCAGGGCGAATCACACACTTAGCCCACTCGCCTGGCGGAATTAACAGCCCCTCAACCTCAACGGTCAGCGGTGGGACATCCCGATCCCCGTAGCCTTCAACATTTGCCACCAGCCAGCTGCGAATACTGGTTACACCATGCTCATGCGTTTCGAGTGGTTCACCGGGAAGCCGGGACGGGTAAAAACGAATGGTCATTGCCAGAACTCCACTTTGACAAATCGCCGCTTAAACCGCGACAACGGCAGAAAGGTGACGTTCGTTCCCGGATTGCATTCCGCCACATGCAGCAGACCATCGATACTGACCACGATCCCTACGTGGGTGACAGTCGACCCGGAATAACAGGCCACCCCGGCCCCTTCGCAGGGTTCGCAGCGCTCAAGGGTAAGCATCATCCGGCGCGCTTCCCGGTCGAGGCCGCCGTCGTCTTTGGTTACCCCGGCAAAATCGGGCCAGACGGGTAAATTCAGATCGCGGCGTATCTCGTTCACAATGCCGAAGCAGTCAAGTAGCGGGTAGGCTCTACCGCCCTTCTGCCATTTAACAGAACGGTATTTATCAGGGTTGAACATTGGGATTCCTTAGCTGATATAACGCAGTCCGGGGAATACAGGTAGCGTGTAGCGGTAACGTGGCCAGGCTGTATCAAGGATATTCATATAACCCGCGGTAATCTGCGCCTCTGTCGCCGTCCAGTAACCAGACTTGATTTTCAGCGTATACGGCACTTCCGCAGGGGCCGCTAAATCCGTGGAAATATAACGCCGGTACGTCAGCAATGCAGACAGACGGTTAGCCAGCGCATAGCGGATCGCCGTGGACACAACACCATCGATATTGCACAAGGCAAATTTGAGGTCCTGCGTGCCGTCCGCATTGCGCGCCGGCAGCGCAATGTCTATCGTACAGGCGGTAAACGTTACGGTATCGCCGTTCTCCGTCGTTGCCGTGATGTTGTCGTAACCCTGGCAAAGGTAGTGAACATCAGAGCCAATGGTGATCTGCAGCGTTTCAAAGATCACCTCCGGTCCGCTGCTGGCGTAGAGGCGGTTGAGTCTTGTCATGATTTTTACCCAATAAAAAAGGCCACCCGAAGGTGACCTTAAAAATTGGTGTCGAATGTGGGTGTACCCTCACCGGCAGGATCGCTATTCCGCGCTTTATTTCACGCTCCGGCTACGGAGCGGCATGAAGGACTTTCCCACAAATCGACACAAGTGATTATGAAGGTGAAACGGTTTTAATCAAGCCTTGGGCCACTCCTTATTCAGCGCAATATCCAGCAGTGAGCTGCCGACGATCCATTCCGGGTAATTACCCCATGGGGCAGGAGCAAGGGGGCGTTCCCATAACTCAAGCGTCGCCGTGTACTTCCAGTAAATCGGGGCCACCAGCACCGGTCCCTGATATATATCTGTGAAGCGGCATTTGTAAAACTTAATGCCTGCCGGCGTCTGCAGCTTCATCATGAACCATGCAGCCCCGTCAGATAACGCATCACGGAACCAGGACTCAAACGCCAGTCCCTGCGCATCGGTTTCCATAAACCAGGTGATGCTGGCCTGCGTCGGCGTGGACGTATAAGCTCGCCTTTGCCGCGCGCGGCCGGTGATTAACTGGGTACGTTTTAACGGGCTTACAGGCTGGAATCCGTATCCTTCCTGTAATGGCATAGGGAGGCTGTCATGTGGGTAGTTGATATCAGTCATGCAGTCTCCCGGTAAAGTATCTCGAATAAAATTTCACCATTAACCTCAGGAGGATATTCATTTCAGAATAAAGCACGATGGAATCGAAGAAATCTCTGATTTTTTGGTTCAGATTAACGAAGATAAAAATCTTATTGAATCGACACAAACACACAAGGCGATATATTTATCAGCTCATCTTAAGAGCTAAAAGAAATCAGAAAAAACAGCATTATCAATATATTAATTTTATTGACTTTAATGTGAGCTTACATTGTTTCGGCACAGCCCCATATCAAAATAAAAAAGGGCGACGTGCCGACAGGAAATATACGTCAATGTGACTGCTTGTTTAAAAGCAACTCCTGAAGAAGAAGCGCAATAGAAACAAAGATCAAAACCCCACAAAAAACAATTTTTGCAAAATCATAGTTAAACACGGTTGTAAGCGTATCATTATTATATAAGTGATTATGCCTATAGGAGTAAGTTGTGTAAATCTCATCACATATTTCAAGAGTTCCACCAACTATCAAAACAAGCCAAAGAAATGAAAACTTCACTCGGACCTCCTTACGTTTACGTCTCCTATTGAAGATAAGCCCGCCAATAAAAAGAGGAATCATAAAAGCTATAAAGTCTTTAAATGTAAATGTTAACAACGCTTCCATTAATAAGATCCTTGTGTTTTCTTGCACCTACTCAGATTGCTAGACTTACCTACCTAATCAAGTCTCAGCTAATGCAGTTTAGCTTACCTAGGACCGTGTCGTGTATAGTTTCCTTTTAGAGCGTTGCCAAAAGCCCCTTGTGGCATGGTAACCTCCTTTGTGAGTTCACCTTTTAACTGCCTGGAAAGCAGTCGATTATTCTGATTGAGTGTAGCGCTCAACTGCTCCGGAGTAATACCCTGGAGATGAAACTCCTGATTAATCGGCGCGTGTACAGTTGTTTGCCTACGGTTATCGCTGTTAACGTTCTGAACACCAGTACCAAACCCTGTACGCCCCAGAGTTGCATCAAGCGGTTTGCCATTTCGAAGTGCCTCAAGCTGAGACACGCCGATCCGGTTCGTTGATGCCTGGTCGAAGACGTACTCTCCTTTGTGAACAATACCCGCTGGCTGATACTTACCACCGGGGCCGGTGTAACCGCCGGAGGCGAATCCAACTCCTGAAACAGCCTGGATATTTGAGACGATACTGGCGGTCTGCGCAGCGATTGAGGCCATAGCGATGATGTTGGCCGGATAAGGCGCGCTAACTGCACCGCTTGCTATAGCCTGCTGGATTTTCACCATTGAGTCCGCGATAGCGAATGCCTTGCTCGCAGCAAAAGCGACCTTGTAGATTGCCGATTGCTCACCAAACCCCGTTCGCATGATGTCGGCGGTACTGTCAAACAAGGACTGCGTGGCCGCAGATATGATGGTGTTTTTCTGAGCCTCTATGACCTGATTTGCATCCGCTGCACGCTGACGAATCGAGGTCATTCTGGCCTCACCCTCGGCAGTTATTTCGCCGGCCTTCGCATAAGCTTCCTCCTGAGCTGCCAGCCAGCGCTGGAGCTCTTGCTGAGCCTGGTCATATTCGTTGATTTGCCCCTGCATCCCCTCAAAAGTTCCAGAGAGTCGCCCTCCTGTGGGTGTCAGGTTTCCTACAACATTACGAACCGTCGAGGGCAGTTGCATATCGGTATTTTGATAAATATCTGCCCGCGTTTTTTCATATTCACCGGGTTTGAGTTGCCCGGTTGCTTTGGCCTTCTCCAGTAGTTCAAGGCGGGTTTTAAGCAGATCGTTGGTCCGCTCATCCTTCGTCTTTACCTGTTCCTGCATCTTCCGGTAATCGTCCAGGGTTTTTACGGAGTTTTGCAGTGCCTCCTGCTGCTTATACGCCTGGAGGATTTCATCTGAACGGGAAAGGATCGATTTCTGGTCAGCGGTGAGCTGCGTTTTAGACTTGAGGTCAGTAATTTGCTGTTCGAACTTAACCCGCGCCTGAGTTGCGCTGTTAAGCTTGTCACTGGCGTCAAGCTGGGACTGCATGGCAGCGGTCTGCTGGTTTATCTGATCAAGCAACCTGGTTGCTGCGTCCTCGGTATATGCTTTACCCTTTGGCGTCTTGGGTGGTTTCGGATCTTTGTACATCTCGTTAATGCGAGAAACATTTTTTGCATATTGCTCTGCAGTAATTGCACCAGCCTTCAGGAATTCGCTTTGCTGCTTAATAGCTTTATTGCGCTTATCCGCATTGCTCAGATATTGCTGGTTAACGCGATCTGCTTCCTGCTGCGTTTTAATTCTTTGCTGTTCGGCTTCCTTAGCCTTCGCCTGTCCTTTGGTTACATCCCCCTGAAGATTGGCAACTGATTCGAGCAAATCTCTCTGTTTTATCATCTCCGGGAGGTTGGTAAACCTCGCGCTAAAACTGTTCCAGAACCCACCATCTTTTTGCCCTTTTTGGGCTTCAGCAATATTTTCGTTTAAGGTGGCAAGTTTATCCGTTAGTGTTTGTTCACGCCCAATATTGAGCATCGCATCCCAGGCGCCTTTGGCCGTTTTACCCAGCGAGTCCCATGCACTTTCAAGAAGACCAAGATTCTGATGAATATCATTCGCACGCTGCTGCATGGCATTGGCGTAAGCATCAGTAGCCACCCGTGCAGCATCCTGCTGATTACCTTCATCCTGTAGCGCTTTAATCTGGTTGTAGGTTGCCAGTGTCAGAAAGTGGTACTGGTCGTTAAGTTTGGTAATGGCCGCAACCGGGTCAGCAGTAATGTCGTTGAAATCACCAACCAGCTTATCGGTAGCAATGCCCGTCGCCTCGCTGGTCTTAACAATGGCGGTTGTCACGCGCTCCAATGAGTCGCCAGCTACTTTACCGGATAACACCAACTGATTCAGCGTTGAAGCTGCTGCACCGGTTGTGGAGTTAGCTGCGACCGATACACGGGCCGCCATATCTGCCAGTTGACCGGAAGTTTTGCCTACCAGATTACCAGTGAGAACGAGAGACTTATAAAATTCGTCCTGCTCCTGAGTGCCTTTGTAATAGGCCAGACCAAGAAATCCGACCGCCGCAGCTGCAAGAGTTAAAGGGTTAACCAACCCCATAACATAGGTGCCCACACCCTTAATTGCCGGACCAATACCACCAAACATATCTTTTAACTGCCCGCCCTGCTGCATCAGCACCATAAACGGAGACTGACCGGTGGATAAGCCGACAACAATATCTGTCATCTGAGCCGGGATCATGCGCATGGCATAGGCGGTCTGGGCGGCGGATTGGCCGGTTTTACCAAGGTCGTCGCGAAATCCTGTTAGCCTGTTTCGTGTTTCCTCGATTTTCTTTGAATAAAGATCGAATGTATCGGTATCTACCATCCCCTTGGATTTGAATTTCGCAAGATCCTGCTGTTGTTTATCCAGTTTGTTCAGGGCGGCGTTTACCGGGTCGATACGATCTAAAAGTTCAGAAAGGGACTGTTTTTCTTCATCAGTGGCCTTTGTCACTTTCCCTGCACTGGTGGCAGCACGTTCACCTGCCTGCGTCATTTTTACAAGTGCAGTTGCGAGATTGTCAGCCTGCTTTTCTGCCCCAGAGCTGTCAATAATAATGGCCAGGCGGGAGGTTTGTTCTGTCACGTGCTTTTCTCCGGGCAATAAAAAACCCCGCCAAAGCGAGGTTGGAACTTTTTGAAACTGTCGGGTCTTTACTTCATTGGCGGTAAAACATTATTGCTACGATAATCACCGCAAAGACAGTAATTGCAATTCCAGCGATTAACTTTACATTGACATCAGCCAGCCTATCACTAGCTCCAGTATTGTCAGTGTTAGCTATTATCTTCGAAGGAGTTACATCACTCCCGCAATGCTTGCACTTCACCGCTTCGGAATTTATTAATTCTGCGCAGTAAGGGCATTTGACTGAAGTTCCGGACGCTTTTAGCTTATCTCCCACCAGAGCAATAATGATACCTGCGATGGCTACGAAACCTCCAAATATCATATAATTTTGGCGCGATGATATTAATCCAAGATTGTTAACCCTATAGCCACCGCTTGTCGCTACTGTCACATCCATAAATAGCGCCGATACAGCAAAGATCACCCCTATTACAATCGCTAAGTATCCAATAATCTTCACTTGTCTACCCCATAAATTAAAAAGCCACCAGATGGTGGCTTTATCATTCAGCTTGCGTTCTCACAACCCGGCAGGCTGCGGTCAATCACAAGATTACCCTCAACACGCAGACCAATCTTACCGAACAGGAAGGAGTGGTTAAGTTGAGTGACAACTACGTCAGACAGACCAACTGCACAGCGATCTTTTTCAATCGCTCGATCAGCGGCTGTTTTAACGTTCGGGATGCCAAGAGGGAAGATGATAACCGGATAGCTATCTTCTGCTGTTACACGTTTCCCTTTATAGAACTTACCCCCATTGAGGTTGTAATTTTTAGTACTCGCCACAGTCAAATCTGCAACACGTACTGTACAACCAGAAAGTAACAGCGCTCCAAGCGCCAAAGCGATGACTTTTTTCATTATATGTTTCCTTTGATTGCAATCGGAAACATCCTATCATCGACTTTCAGGAGCATAGACCACCATTAATGGTAGGTCAGTTGCTTCCTTTCTTATCCGCTGCACGTTTCTGTGCCTCTGCCCACTCAGCCCTCCAGGCATCATCGAGAGCCAGTATGGCTGCGTCAAACTCAATGCGGTCGATCAGGATGGTGCGCGATGCCAGGTAAAGCTCAATATCGTTCAGGGATAGAGGGAGCGGCACTCCGGCCATGCCGGCATACTTCCTGCCGCGCGATATCATGGCGTAAGCGTTGAGGATCTCCCCAGTAACTGCATCGATTTCAGGCTCTGGAATGGGCGGGAGATTTAGTTTCTCCCTGCGCCACTTTGCTTTCTCGCCCTGTTCGCCAGCGAATTCCTTTAGCCACTTTTGGGCCTCTATGGCTTTTTTACGGTTTCCTGAGTCTGCTGCTCCTTACCCTGAGCAATGCTTGCGGCCTCGGCCAGTATCCGCCAGTACAAATCCGGGTACTGTTTCAGCATGGCGATCCCGAGCTCTGGGGTATAGTCGAGAGCAACCTCTGAGCCATCCACCAATTGGCCCACCCCCTCCCAACCTTTCAGCAGGAACCGAGCGGCGTTATCGATCAGCAGGTCATCAACAGAGTCGATCTCGCCCACACTGGCGAGATCGAAAGCATCCGTACCGACCTGGTAGCTCGCGTCCATTTTGTCGATATGGCGCCGCACCAGCGCATTGCGTGAGCGGTATTGTGGATTCTCGCTACTGGCCACCAGCAGACGGAGTTTAAATAGCGCCTCGTCTTCCGGCGTGAATTTCTTTTTACTTCCTGCTGGCTTTTTGTAAGGGTAAAACCAGCGTTCTCCGTTCAAATCAATTTGAGAAGAAATAATCAGCATAAAGACTCCCAAAAAAGCCCGTTCCGCGATGACTGCAGAACGGGCCAGGTAAATTAAGGCGCGGTAACGGTGATTTCAGACGTTGCGGTAAAGGTGCGGGCCTTACCGGTGATGGTTGCAGTACCGGCTGCGTTACGTGTGACTTTCGCTGTTTTCTGCCCGGTAGAAACCACGCTGGCGATAGTCGGATCCGATGACGTCCACTGGACGGTATCAGTTGAATCAGCTGGCGTATGCGTGGCGGTTAACGTCACCGTGGATCCCACGGCCCCAGTTGAAGTGGCTGGCGCAACACTGATTGCCGTCGCCGGCACTTTAGGCACGCGCGTAATCGTCGGCGGAGTATTGGCCGCGGTGATATCCAGCTGAACCTGAACAATGTCAGTGCTCCCCGCATCCGGCCAGTCGCCGGAGATCTGCACTTCCGGGAAATCGAAGGTATAGGCGCCTTCAGCATTCTCCAGCGTGAAGCTAAACGGCACCGTTTCGCCGGTGAACGTTTTTTTGTAAACCTCCCAGGCAGCCTTTGACCATGACAGCGTGATTTGACCTGACGGGGTAAAGGTTGTCGGAATGTTTGCGCCGGCGAATGCCGAACCGGTACCGATGCAGCGCTGAGTCTGCATATTGTTGTTGAACTGGATGTTGAAGGTGTCGACGCAGAAACCTGTCCCGCCATCAACACCATTTAGCCGGATGTTCGTGACCTCTTTGAAGGAGTAACGCAGCGCCCCCGCTAAATCCACCGGCGCGGTGAAATAGCTGGTATCGTCCCCCTTCGTCTCCCAGTCCAGCCCTGCAAACGTAATGGTTGCAGTGATATCACCATCGGCCGGGATTTCCATCTGGAAGGTGCCAACCTGGCAACCGCGGGCAATCTGGGCGATCCCCACATCACTGGCAAAAGTCGCCACGGAGAACGTAATGCGACCATTACCCATCGTTAGCACGTTATTTAGCCATTCGGAACCGAAGCAGCTGGCAAGAAAATCATCATGCTGGTTCCAGCGAAACCGCGTGCCGACATCGCCGCCGACATCCACTGTGCCGCGTGAAACACCTTGCGCCATGCGGTCACCAGCGATTTCGTCATTGTCGTTGGTGTTCTGCGTTGGTTTCAGACCAAATGAAGAACGACGCAGCAGGTTCCACGCCCCTGCTGTAGGCGTGATTCCTGGCGTTGTCTCGCGAATAAACGCGGCTACTACTTTTGCACCTGAGCTCACAGGAGCCTCCTGTTTTTTGTGCGCTACAGAGCGCGATAAGGAATTTGAAGATTGAGCTGTAACCAGCCATCGGTCTCACCCGCCGGCACAGCAGAAACAGCGAAATAACTCAGCTTTCCGTCATCCTTAAACTCGAATAGCTCCGTTAGCTGATCGGCCGTTCGGGAGATAAGCAACGTCCCGGAACCGACCGGAACAAAAAGCTGAATGATGAGTAAGCCCGTCCTGTGGACTACCGGCCCGTCCCCGATCTCGGTTGCGCCAGCCTGCCCAGCAATGTTGGTTAGTCGGGCCCAGATATCGCGGTTACTGGGGTCAAATACCGGGCCATTGGGATAATCCACCGCATCAGAGGCAATAGCGGTCTGTGCCGCCATTCGGGAAATGACAGCGTTTCTGATTTCTGTAAGGGTCATTTGTAGGCCTGAATAACACCATTAAACGAGACGGCATAGACGCCTGTCGGCGCCTGTGTTGAGTGGCCATTCTCCAGAGGCACGGAGTAAGGCAGGTTCGACTGGATGTAAATCACCGAGTAGGCTGGCGCCTGGTCAATGATATTTTTGCCATTAAGAAACGTCATTGTCCCGCGCGCATCCGGTTCGGTCGGGACGGAATGATTAGGTTCGCCGATGCTGACGAAATGCGATGCCCTGAAGGTTCCTGCGCGATACTCAGCCGGCCGCCTGATATCCATGCTGTCATTAACACGGACTTTCTTTCTGAGACGGCCTGTCTTTGTCAGGTTGGCAGGATCGGCATAAAGAGATTCGTTCCATTCCCCAACAGCTTTGTTGTACTGAACCGCAGTCGCGTTAATGGCCCACAGCTCCGGGTTTCCTACCGGCGACCGCTGAACGATTTCATTCAGCAGTTGAATGGCGATTGTCCGCTGGCGTAGTTTGACATCTTCTGCCACCAGCCCGGCGAATGCCGCCGGGTCAATGTTCCAGCCCTTAGCCATATCACGCCCTCCGCAGTTGAATGGAGTACGCAGCGCCAGCAGAGTCGGCAGAAGCGGTGATGACCTCGTAGCGCTGAAGCTCACCCGTAACCGGATCCGGTGCGGTGATGATATGCCCGACGGCCGGCTTATCAGTCACCTCGTTAACCAGTGCGGTTAGCTTCACATCACCATGCAGAATGTTAACGCCATCGATACGGCGCAGCTTATAGCGCGCCAGTACTCCACGCCCCGAGTAAGTCACCTGCGTTTCAGTGCCGGTTTCCGTCACCGGGTCCCAGGCACCCCGAACGGTATATGACCCAGTGAAATCCTTAACGGCATCCTGCAGGTCGGTATCGAATGCCGCGGCGACTTCGGTTTGCAGCTCGTCACGAATGCCCATTGCACCCACCAATACGCTGCTGAGGTTTAACGATCACTGTACCGTGGAGTTTGCGGGTATAAATTTCGCCATTGCGCTTAACCCGCAGCGGGAGCGGAGCAAACTCTACAACACCCTTTGCCTGATTTGCGTAAACGACATGTCTGATCGGGTTTCCATTCACAAACACATCGCGGGGACCGAGCCCGTCGCCGGCATAATGCACATATGGATTTTGCATGTTACCCCCTTACCGCCGCTCAATATGAGCATGGATAAAGTCGGTTTTAAGCGACTCCATAGCGCCAACCATCACATAGGGACGTCCACCGTTATGCCAGCAATCAATCGCGTTACCCTCATCATCAAGCAGTATCACTGCGACACTGTGGCAGCCGCCGTTTTCGGCTCTCTCCAGAGCCTGTTTCAGCAGGCGAATAACCTGGTCGTTATCGAGGTTGTGATGGCTGGGCTTTTGAAATGGGACCACCTTCAAATCGGACATATCACGCCCTCACAAAGAACGTCTGGAAAGGGTTAATCATCCACGGTTTGAGCATATCCAGCGCCAGCTGCAAATCAGGATCGAGTAATTCAGTGCTGGTGGTTGAAAGCTCGGCAAAAGTGCGGGAAACCTTCACATCGTCGGCCTCAATGCTTTTGCTCGTCACCACGCCGGAATCTGTTTTTTGCTGATACAGATTGCCTGCAGCGGCTACGGAAGCGATAAACGCTCCGGCTTGCTTAACTTCTTCAGGAATATGCTCCGGGTCGATATCCTGAAGGTTAAGCGCCGTCATCCAGGTGTTTGCCTGGAGCACGGCTTTACCCTTTTTGTCGGCGGCAGCCCAGGTATCCCCCAGCAACTCGTCAACGTCCTGGATTGTTATATAAACGGTCATCGGATCCTCACCAAAAGAAACGGGGCTTTCGCCCCGTCGGTTAACCACCCGCAGGAGCAGTGAACGCAATCGCTTCAGTTGTTTTCACCACACCGTCAACGGTAGCCGTCACCGTGAAGGAGCCGGCCGTAGGAGAGGTGAGTTTCACCGTCGAGCCACCAGCAGACCCTGTCTGTGACGTCGAAGCACTTAGCGTGCCGCCAGTAGACGTCCACGCCACTGCTGCCCCGGAGACTCCGGCACCATTTCTGGTGTACTTGAGCGAAACGGTCACCGCGTCGGTACTGTCAGCAGTTGCGGAAGTTTTATCCACTGACAGGGTTACTCCCCCGCAGGGGCTTCCAGCTTAATCAGTACGCCTGCAGTGGATTTGTTACTGGTGAAATGTTTCTTCCAGTTCGCGCCGGTGCCGATTTTGGTCAGGTCAGGGTTAGCGCCCTTCGTCTCATCCCAGCTGTAACCCAGCAGTTCAACGTTAACCGTGCCCTCTGCGCGATAGCCAATGGCAAGGTTTTCCTGGTCGTTGATATCGTAGGAACGGAAGCCCGGAGCCTGTGATTCCGTTACGGATACCGCGCCGGCCACCAGCCCCAGAATCGCATCAACTGGCATGGTGTCAGTTACCAGCACCGGTTTACCCAGCGTACCTGGCTGTCCGCCATAAACCACCACGCCAGCTTCTTCGTAAATTTTGTTGTCGATAGCCTGATCAACAATGTCGAAATAGGTCGTGGAATGCATAACGAACAGCGCAACACGGTTAAATTTATCGCCGTATTTACGCAGGCCGCGGGTCAGGGTTTTCTTACCATCAGTGGCAATATCCGCTGAAACCGTCATATCAGCATTTGCGCCAATGGCTGCCACAAGCCCCTGAAGTGCATACTTGATATAACCTTCAAGCGTTGCATCAGCGACGTCGACGCCGATCACTTCGGAGAATTCGCTTACATCGCGACCACGACGTTTAAACGCTTCTTCAGTGGTTTCATACGGGCCGTATTTCCACGGCGCCTTAACACTGACAGATTCACCGGCACCGATTTTTTTACCCGTTACCGGGTCGGTGGAGTTAACGTTGCGCGATTCGATAGAACCACCAACTTTATAGAAGGTGCGCTTGCGAAAATCACCCTCGATCAGTTCGTTGTCGAGAATGATTGCGCCGTTTGAAGCGGCGTTGAAGACTTCCAGATTATCCTGGCGACGCTCAAGAAACGCAGTCTGCGCGAGGTCGTCATAGATAATCAGGTCACTGTTTACGGTCGTAGGCATTGATTAGTCCTTACTTAGGCAATTTGAGATAGGCCTGCTGGCCATGTTTGCGGATGTAGTCCGCTTTGTCGCTTGAGCTCATTTCTGAACGTTTCAGACTACCGCCACCGCCACCGGGTTTATGACCACCAGCCCCGGAGCCTTCGGCGCGCGGGAACAGGTGCGGGGCCGTCTCTTTCAGAGATTCAGCCCACTCAACCGGGGTGAGCGGAGTTTTGCCGTCTTTACCGAACAGAACATCGCCATTTGCATCAACTGCTACGGCCTCGCCTTCGTCGTTGAGCTGGAATGTGCCTTTAGCACGAAGAATCAGATCGTCGGATGCTTCTGGCAGCGCGCCTGCCTTAAGCGCTGCGCTGCGGATAGCATCACCCAGGACACGATCACGGAATTTGTTGGAGAACGCTTCCGCCTTTTCAGCGCGTTCATTAGCGGCTTTGATTTGCTTATCAACATCAGCACGTAGCCGCTCAGTGCGTTTATCCAGTACCTCGTCAATTTTCCCGGCGGCGATCAGTTGCGCCTCTTCATCATCAGAGAAACGCTGGAGAATGGTTTTCACCGCGTCAGGATCGATACCATCAAAACGCTTAAGCGACTCAGTGGACTCTTTGAGCTTACCGAGTAACTCACTATTTTTATTTTTCAGGCCTGAAACCTGAGCACTGACCTGCTCATCGATCAGCTTTTGGATTTCCGGCGTAATCTCGGGCGCACCACTACCGGAGCCACCGCCATCACCACCTTCACCACCAGCTGCCGAATAATATTTAATGAGCATGTTACGAATAAGCATGTTGTCCCCTTGGGATAGTTACTGTGGGCCTGGCCCAATAAAAAAGGCCACCCGAAGGCAGCCTGATTGAATAAGATATGTTAGTTAAAGCCTGGCGTTTCTGAATGCCTGCTCATCCTTTGAGCGCAACTGGTCCAGCGTCAGCCACTCGCCCCTGTCGTTGTAGAACTCATCGGGAGACATGCCGCCATCACGAATCAGCCTGGCGCGCGTTTCTCCGACAATCTCAGCTTGTCGCGTGAACGACTGCCGGGAGAACCAGTCCTGGTAAGTCGTATCAGCCGGAACCTGTCCATCCATACTGGCGCGCGAGCTGTCCTTGATTTCGCCGACTTTGATACCCAATTCCTCGGACGATTTCAGGATGTAAGTTTCGGTGCTCCGACAGCAAAAGTGGATTTTCCCAGGTCCCTGCAAATAAGGCACCTTGTGCCCTATCGGTTTGTTATCCAGCGTGTACTTGAGTCGGTCGCGGATTCGACAATCCTTTGATGTCCGGTTATCCAAAGTAGATAACCACTGCTTACCCTTCAGAATGTCGTCGTTCGCCGACGCAAAGCTTTGTCTGGCTGTCGATGCAAGATGCCCTACTGCCGTTTTTGCAATGCTGGCTGCATTGGCCCGGCTCATCTGCAGCGCACCATCCTGGTAACCACGATTAGCATGGCCACGGACCTTTTTTGCGATTTGCTCCTGCGTATCGCCCAGCAGGAATCCCTGCCGCACCGTATTGGATATCCGCGCCATCCGATCAGCTTCGAGGTTGCTGGCCCATTCACTCAGCAAACGTCCCTGGAATGGACGCCCCATCGCCGCGGCATAAACCGCATCCGGGGAGATGCCCACCAGCGGATGAAGAGCAAGAACATCGTCGGGAATAGCAAACTGGAAGAGGCTCATCTGAAAAGTGGCTTCGTGCTTCGCCAGTTCCTGCAACTCGGCAGTAAGAGCTGCATACATCGACTGAATCGCATCCTTGTTTATCGCCCTGACACTGACCAGTAACGCTTCCAGACGCGAAACGGTAAAGCTCTCGGGATCCAGCGTATCGATAGCCACCAGCAGCCTGGCGGTAAGTTCGGCGTCGCTGTCATTCAGAACTTTTATCATCCTGTTGGCAACGCCGGTGCTGTAGCGACTAACCCATATAGCGTGGGCTATGGATTCATCCTGCAGTTTGTCATTCGCCGTTGCCATTATTGCCACCAATCAGGTTAGGCGCGCCGTTACGAATAGCGTCAATGACAGTTTCAGGGTCGTCAGCAGGATCTATCAGGTCAAGCCTCTGCAGAGCTCTGACCATATCAGTGTCGCGAATCGCACCGTACTGCCAGGCATTGACGATTGCCGTTACCATGCCGGATTCTGCGACTTTGGCGATAAACTCCTGATTGATGCTGTAACGATATTCCTCGCCTTTAATGCCGAGATATCTGGCGCACCAGCCGAGCGCCAGCGTATAGGCCTCCGAGACATTGGAAACGCAAATGCCGAGCACCGATGTGGATGCGGTTTGCTCGCCGCTGGATTGCGTGGCGGTTTTAACCGCGCCGTTCTGCTCGATAAGCCGGGCGCCAAGCTGAACAGAATAATCACGCTTACTGTCCATCGCCTCTTTAGCCAGGGTGTTTGGTTGCGCCTGAGCATAGGTAAAACTCCCCTCCTTCGGCAGCAGGAATGGAGAACGAGAACCGACACGAATTCCCTTATCCTGCAGCCAGTCACGCCAGGCGGTATCAAGACCGGAAATCACCGGCTGAACCTGACCGCAGAAAAATACGCTGTCTTCGTAATCTGCCGAATTACGATAATGGCCAAGGTTAATTTCAACGAGGGCGGCTAAAGGTGACTCGTCGATGGTGGGATCATTATTCTGCGCACCAACGAAGGTAAAGGGGATCTCATCCCAGAAATCCTCACCTTTTGGCTTAGGATGATACTCGGAAGTGACGGAAAAAGAGCCTGCGTCAGCTGACTTTCGCCATACCCGGCAGACAAACTTTCCGTTCTCCAGAGCCAGTTCGCGATACTGGATTTCATCCTCGTACGCAAAACCATCTTCCTTTTCCATGCATTCGCGTAAAACCACCAGCACCAGTTGATCACGTCCATTGATGCGTTTGGTGCGCCAGTTAATGATGCTTTCCGCCTGATAACGAAGGATGATCGCCTCGTCGGTCTCAGCTGCATAATCCGTATAAAGCCCCTCGCGCGCGGCCTCCAGAATATTTTCTGTAACCTGCTGGGACTGCTGATAAATGCTGGCACCAGCACCATCGGCGTTGTCACGAAGATAATTCAGTTTATCCGGCGCGGTCATGGTCGGGTCTTTTCTGAATGCCAGCCCCAGTAGACCCACTTTTGTATTGCCCGTTATCGCGTAGAAAACGGCGCGCTGAATGTAATCAGCATTGCGCTTTTTATTGCGTGCAGACTTATCGGACGGATCCAGAAAAGGGAGGTATTCATTCCCGGCGGCCTTTACAGCATCAGCCCCTTTGCACACGTCACGAATTTTTTTCCACACGGGCATCGCCGCCCTGACCTCAGGGCGAACATAAGTAATATCGTTATTGGCCATCAGAATGTCGTGTCCAGTGAAATAGAGAATGCAGGTCGAACGATTGGGAATTGCTTCACAATGAAGTAACCGGCGCCATCGTTGGGGTGATCGTTATCGCTCTTTTTATCCGGCTCGCCGTTTTTATCCCACACCTGTTGTTCCAGGCAGTCGGCATAGACCGGGCAACGGGCCACATTCACCTTGTACCGACGATCACCATTACCATTACAGAACATGGCGTTCATGGAGTTGATGCGGTCCTTTACCGGCGGGTTAGCATCATCAACGATGACGTTAAATCCGGCCTGCCGGAGCTGCTCAATATCTGTTTTGCTGGCGTTGTTTGACTTCCTGGAATCACCAGAGGCATCCGGATAAATATAAATCTCGCGGACCTTGCGGTAGTCTCCGTCGGCATACAGCCAGAAACGCTCCTTGATGATGCGTATCATGTCGGGCGTATCGTAAGCGTTGATAATCTCGGTTACCGCGTGCGGTAAGCCGAGCCGCAATACATGGACGATCCCTGCCATCTTCCCGACGTTGAAATCCATCCCGATATACAGCGCTTCACCTGGCTGCTCTTCCTCACTGGAATTATTCAGCACCCTGTCGAACTGATGATAAATGGTGCCGCTGGTCAGGTTAGTAAACTGGCCATTCAGATATGCCTTGATCAATTCCGGCGGGTAACTCGCCAGGAGCGAAGGAATATAGTCATCCGGCAGGTTCTTTTCGTTGTCGAATGTCGAAGCCTGTACCAGACCATACATCGACCTCAGTTCAGGCTTTTCCCTCACAGCCTTAACAAACTGGTTATAGACGAACTTAAATCCTTCAGGTGTGGTGGTCACGTCAATGCCATTACGCAGACCATCAACCTTATAACGCATACGCGCGATTATTTTTCGCCACGCCTGACGCGCCTTATCCGCTTTCAGAACGTCGAGTTCATCCACCAGCGCATTGCCGATTTTAAAGCCTACTATCGTGTCGGGCTTTTCCATCGACCGACAAATTGTCGTGCCGCGGTACTGGCGCCCACTGTAGAAATGGACCTCTTTGTTGCTTTCAACGATTTTGACTTTCAGTCCCCAGTCGTGAGCAACTTCTTCCACCGTGGGGTAGAAGATATCGCGGATCTGAGGATAGGTCGGGGCAAAGTAGCCCTGGTTTATTTTGGGGAACTCCCAAAACCCTTTGCATATTCCACCGCAGCCAACCCATGTCTTTCCGGATCCAAAACCAGCTACATAGGCTTTGAACTTCTGCTGCATAGCCAGAAAACGAGCCTGGGGAACGTTAAGCGTCGGAGCTATCGCCATCCTCTTCCCTCACTCGCGCATCGACTACGTTGATATTGATCGCAACTGGCGTTGGTTCGTCATCTTCCGGGTCAGCGGCCAGCTCTTTACGGAGCTTGTCGATCTCCAGCTGCCGGCGCTCGATTTCAATCTGCTGTAGACGCTGGGTGAACTCACTGTCAGCCAGGCCGAGACGTTTCATCACCGCCTCGTACATTCGCTCGCGGCTGATAGCGGTTATCTCCACGCCATTCTTCCCGAGCTTAACGCCGGAATAGGCAAACGCAGCATCAGGCGCCAGCTTGCGCGTATCGGCGAAGAATGGCTGGCCGACGCCATCACCATTACAGCGAGGACATTTCGGGTTAGGCGAGCTGGTATGGTCGTAACCGTAGCCGCCTCTGTCGTTTGGCTCTTTCCCTTTCTTCGCTAAAGCCTCAGCCAGCTTCTCTTCGAACTCAACCGCATCGCGCCATTGATACTGGTGACCGAAGCCCCAGCAGTAACGGCAGCTCCCGCGGCGATACTGAGAAAGTTGGTTGGCGTCGAATGTTGCCAGCCGCCACATCTGCTCAAGCACTTCATCCGCGCTGCCAAGCGTGCGCACAATGGATGCTTTCTGCTGCTGCGCAATGGCCTGCGCAACTGAAGTTTTCTGAAGCAGCTGATAGCCAATTTGTTCAGCAGTCTTCTTGCTGTACCCGGCACGGATAGCGGCCTGCGTGGCGTTGTGGTCCTTCAGGTATTCTGCGACAAATAAACGTTGCTGATCGGTGAGGCCATCATCATCCACCAGCTCTTCTGCGCACTTTTCCTTTTGCGCAGTGCGCAGTTTCTTCTGCGCAGGTTTTTGCGCAGTTTGCGCAGTGGGTTTCTTGATGTATCGGCGGGCAGTAGCGTAATTCAGTCCCTGCGCTTCACACCAATCCTTCGGTGATACGCCGGTTGCGGCATGATCGGACAGGAACCGTCGCTGAAGCTCGCCCCAGTCCGGTTTTGCCATGGATTATTCCTATTTAACGTGAGGGAGAAAAAGGAATTACTGATTCTCCATAAAATATTCACTTTTATGTTTTGGAATTAAGGCTCTTTAGTTCAGGAGTTATTATGAAAAGAATTATGCTTGCTGTTTTTGTGATCTGTTGTGCGCTGTCTCTTTCAGGATGTTTCCTTCCCCCTGGGCCTCATAGCGGCGGACATGGTGGAGATCACTTCCATGGTCCAGAGCATCGTTAACCGCCTGAGGACTTTCATTTTACAGAAATGAAAAAGGCCGCAAAATTATGCGGCCTTTGGTCACTACCAACCAGCGTATAAAGAATCTCTCAGGAGCCAACAGAGAGAGGTGCATCTATCCGGCTAACTAACCTCTGGCGTTCTGATGTTGGCAGGCAGAGACGTTATGAGAGTATTGAGTATTTCAAAATACACCGGGAGAAACAGACAATGATATCAGTCCATTGTCTGACGGGCATTATCACAGGCACTCAATGAATACCTGCTGTAATGCGGTCAGATACCAGTTTATAACCTGACCAAATGTTACTTAGATCACAATCCATAGAACCACCCACCAATGCCAAAGGCTGCAGCGATCACCAGACAAGCAATTGCCGTTTTAGGCATTAACACACCGTAAAATGCAGGAGACAATCCCAGGAATAAAACCATTAGCACTGGCCACATACTAAGCAACAGGAAAAAGTAGCCATTTATACCACCGCTGCTAAACGTCACATTCACTCCAAACCATTACCCGGACTTTCCATAGCTTGGTTGCTTCGTTGCATGATATCATACAACTGCCCCTTATACAGGAGCTTTAACATTATCACAGGCACTCGATGAATGCCTGCTGTAATGCCTTAGCTGACTTTCTCAGCGGCAGTATCAAACAGCGCCAGCGCTTCGGTCGCTTCCTGGATTGCCTTACGGGTCTTCGAGACAATCTCACTTTCCGTGAAAACACGATCGAAAGAGTCAGCGAATAGCTCAGACTTCAGATAGCTGTCGCCTACCCAGTCAATGGCCAGCTTGGCCGCTGCGGTGTCATAATTAACTTTCTTGATTATATCCAGGCGGATTTGCTCGGATGCAGTGATCTCTGACATGTCTTACCTCTGTGCGATGTGGGGAGTATTATCGAAGCCATTCGACAAAATAGCCTCTGTGATGCTTTTGCATTTATCTTTGCCGTGTGTACAAGCTGAACGGTTTCCTTACGGATGCCTGTTACGCACAATAAAAAAGGTCGCATAAAAAATGCGACCTTTGGTTGGTACCAGTTAGAAAACTAAAATCTCTCAGGAGCCACCCGGGAGAGGCTTTTCTGCTTTTTAACTGACCACTGCCGTTTTGGTGTTGGCTGGCAGTGATAACGTGGTGATAGCTTCATTTAAGTTATCGAAAGCATTTAAATATCGAAAGAGCTCATTGAACCAATCATTTTCAACTTGCCGGAACATTCAACCAGAGCACCAGGCATCTCTGCTGGTCTTTTGATGGCAATTCTCAGCTCTCCCGAACGAGGCCGGTAACTAACAATTTATTCGACAGTTCCTTCGGCATTAACCCAAAGATCTAGATGCTTGATGTAGCGTTGGATGGGCACATAAATAACCACCCCATCTACAAGGTTAACGGACTTGATAACATATCCCTGCGGAGCTAAATAATCCCCATCACAATGAGGGTGAATAGAGTGCTCGTCACCGTATCGATAACCATGCGGAAGTAGAGGGAGTGAATTTCTTGTCATGGGCAGCTTCTTAGATAGAAGGAATTGAAAATCCATAGTGCCTTAATGCACCTGACTTAGATACCAACTTTTCATTTTTCAGCGCTCTGTTGTCTCGTATTCTGATTTTTTGTTCATGTGGCCATGTAAATTTCAATACCTAAAGTGTTCTGCGTTTGTAGCTGAATTACCTGGAACCCTTCTCTGTGAGCTGCGAGCAATTCGCCTGCACTGCTTTGTTGTGCGCCAGGATGTCACGCTTGGTCTGCTTATCCAACACATCGATATCGTGGTCAGTCAGGTAGATGATCCGCACCCAGCTGCAGGCCGTGTCAACGACTACCGGGGCGGGTAAACTTTTCGCGCAACTCCCGATCAACATCGTCATCGCCCATACGCTTAACGTCTTCCTGTACATCGCTGGCCCCTTTCGTGACTTCAGCACGGCGTTCTGCCGCGGCGACAGTAGCAGCGGCGTTCTCTTCGGTACGTTGCTGATCAGCTTTGGCTTTCGCCTTACTGGCCCCGCGAGCATGACCAATGCCGAACGCGCCAGCAATAGCACCCAGGATGACGACCACCAGTCCCGCGATAATTTCAAAGCTCATTGCTGCTCCTTCAGTTCGTCGGCCTTTTCTTTCAATGCTGGCTGGCGTACGTATTGCGATAGTACGGCCAGCACCACCAGCGCAGGGCTAATCAACGCAACGATGTTTGGCGGCAGGATGTTTTTGATATCCGGCGGCAGCACCGCCCAGGCGTGCAGCGCAGCATCCGGGAACGACTGCGCCCATACACCAACCAGCGCGCCGATAGCTCCCAGCTTTACAGACCACGTTTTCAGCAGCAAGCTGGCATGCCCTACGAACTCCAGCCGGGTATATTTGCGCAGAAGTAACAGAACGAGCACAGCCACCAGCACAAGCAAAGCGAAAATGATCATCTTCACAGGACACGCTCCTTAACCCAGCCGTAGAGAAAATCCTCGTTGGCTTCGCGGCCCTCCGCCAGTTCGAGGTATCTGGCACCCTGGCTGCAGTTCAGCGCACGCAACAGAACCTGTTCACCCTCTTTCCCGCGGGCGGAAAGGTATCCCTTAAGCGCGGTGATGGTTCGGGGACCAATGGCGCCATCCGGAATCAGATCGGGATACAGCTTTCCGCGCATATTCATTGCGGTCAGCCAGCGCTGGAAAAACTTACTGGCTACAGATGGCCCCATGTTCACGCCAGTGTCGCAAAGCTCATCTGCCAGTAACGTAGATAGAGCTGCCACCTGGTCAAACCGGGGGCCGGTCCAGTAATCGCTCAGCAGGATTTGCTTTGCTGTTTCCCTGGGCAGGTTCCGCATATCACCGGTGTAGCCATGTGCACGGGCGGTGGTCTGCGTGATGCCCCAGCGGGTCGGCCCGCCTTTATCCGACGGATGATCGACATAACCATCCTCCTTGCCGAGGATCCCCTCGATAATCTGGTCTGCTGTCATTGTGCTTTCACTCCGGTGATTCGTTCCCAGAAATACGTGAGCGCTACGGAGCCCATCGCGCCGCTTATCCCCGCGGTTGCCAGAATCATGTAAATGCTCAGTCCGCTTTCAATGCTCACCAGGCCAGCAATAACGCCGGTAAACCCTGAAACCACCATTTGGGCAAGAGCATTGAACAAGCTCCATGTTGCCTTGCTCTGCTTCACATCTATCAGGTAGCGGACAAGTCCACCCCAGCAAGCAATGATCAGCAGAACCAGCCAGGACATCCCGGCAATGCTCTCTTTGTCTTGCATACGTTTAGCCATAGTTACCGCCTCCGATGGAAGATCGGGAAGCTGTGTGTTTGAAAAGGGTCAGGCCCGTCAGGCTGGATTTAACAACGAAGCGTGTCGATGATGATTCCTGCGGGACCTGATAATAAAAAAGCCATGCAAATGCATGGCCTTGTGATTTGAATCCGTTATTTACAAAATGTATTCGAGACAGTATCTTTCGACTTCCGGACAAAAAACATATACCGGGACAAAATCTAAATGTAACTGCCTTGCCTGCATGAAACCATGCGGGCTTTTTTTTGCCCAAAGAAAAAGCCCACCGAAGTGGGCCTTACAGCTATCATCATTTTTTATTAGGTGTGGTGCCGGGTGCCTCCCGGTAAGTCGCCGCCAGTCCACAGACGACTCGCAATGCGCAAAAAAACATATCAGACTGGCAATGCCCCTCCGCATAGGGGGATTCACCACACCAGAAATTTAACATTCACTCTTTCTGGTTTCAATACTCTGCTTGTCTGAGGTATCGGCTCACCATAACCGCCCAGCCTGATGTTATCAGCGTGTAGCGGCTTGTTTTTCTCTTTGATAAAATTGATTCGCAAATGATTAAAACATCAACTGGTGCATAATATGAGTAAGTACTCAGACCTTTTACAGGTAATCAAGTCACGGGTTTGCCAAAATAACAACTTCCCCCAAACATTACTGGCAGACTCACACAGTTACAGAACCAGGCAGGTTTGGTACCGAATAGGACAAATATTCACTCTTGAATGTATTCTCGATGAGTACAGGAAACATTTTTCATCGGATTATTATTATCTTGATAACGATAAGGCTCTTCATCACCTTATCTTCGAAATGACCAAGTGGAAACCTGAAGAGATTAGAAGACTCTCGCTAAACGACTGTCTCTTTATCATTGCCAGTCAACTAAAGCCCAGTTATATGTCAGAAGATGCTGCCGCTGTCCTGGCGTCACTCAATCTGCCGACTGGCCACTATCCTGTTGAGGATTTTCCACAAGAGGACTGGGATCCCAGGGAAAACTCAGCATTCCTTGAAAGCTATCAGTAGCGACTCGCCCAATCTCCGCAGAGATCTGACTCAGCCGCTCCTCAAGAGCGGCTTTTTCTGCTATCAGACGGTTGAAGTGGGCAAGATAGATTTTCTGTTGCCCAAGCCAGTCTTCAAGCTGTTGAGTGGTCATGCCCGGGTTAAAAAAATATGGTTGCTGCATAGCTTCCCCCAGATAAGTTACGCATTGTGATCGGGATTCGCTTCAGACGCTGGCCCCTCTGCCGTTCTGGTGCTGGTTGACGGAATCGAACAGCCGACATCCTGCTTACAAGGCAGGCGCTCTACCTTCTGAGCTAAACCAGCAATCTGGTTCAGGGCTCTGCGCGGAGGGCTTTAACGTATCGTGCAGCACGTCTCTACCCAAGAGCCCTGACCGGATTGCAGATACGAAAAAGCCCCGGCATTTGCCGAGGCTTTAAATTTTTTCTTCAACGGTGAACACACAATGCCCATCGTTAGAACAAATTAACACGAATTCGGGAAAAGTAAATATCTCACCGCGTTATTTGTTTGAGTTGCGCCTCTGCCCACGCTTCCTCTATATCGAATTTAGTGATCAATACGTCGAAGAACGGTTTAACCGATTTCTTCCAGGTATCCAGAGTGATGGCGTCCGTTATCTGGCAAATGGCCCTATGCACAGCAGTGGAGAGGATTCGCTCATACCCGCGACCACCACAGCGTTTACAGTTACCCATCACAGGCACTCCCTGCTTCTCCGTCTCATCCTGGTTCACTACCTTCCCCCGACCGTGGCAGTCGTTACAGGCGGCGCTAACAGTCCCTTTTCCCTTGCACTTTTGGCAAAGCACCCGGACCTGCTCCCGGACCGACTTCACCTCCTCCCAGTATGATGGATAGATCCCCTTTGTAACTTTGACCCACTTCGGCGGTTTGCCGTCCGGATACGTTACTTTGTTGGTGAACGCCACTGCGTCGATGAATCCAGACCCATTGCAGCAGTCGCATGTTTTTTTACTGGAAGCACTGCGGGAGTAATCCTCAAAGGCGTACTCTGCGAGGATCCGTATAACCCGGGGTTTTACGCTTGGCGAGAGCTTTCGCAACGCAGCAACCTTATCGCATTTTGTCAGCGCGTACTCAGCCAATAGTCCGATAGCCCGATCCCGGTCATTGTTGCTTATGCCCATCTTGCCCAGGAAAGCGCTATACCCCATAGCGGCACGTTCCTGGGTCATGCCCATTGCTGCCATGATGTCGGTGCCGGTCAGTGAATCAGAGGCGGTAGCACGCGGAGAATCGCTAATCAGCGTGGATTTTGCGAAGTGGTATTTCACTGTGTTTTCAAGATTCACGCTGCGGCCCTCTTTGGCTGTTTTGGTTTGGTCTGGTTCAGGTTGTGCTTTGCTACTGGCGGCATACTGGCGCGCTTAACGCTCTCGGTTTGGTACTGCATGAAGTGATCGAGGGTCATAGAGAATCCCCAATGATGATCTGCCCTTTCTCGCCCCATATTTTGGTGATGCGGCAATCCCAGACGTGTGAATCATCCTCATAGAGGGCGTCCATTAGGGCTTTCAGCATATTGTCGCAGTCGGGCTTTGACTGATGTGGACGTCCTGCGTATTGCGCTCTCTTTTTCTGACTCCAGCTTTGCGGCATAGGCATGACGAACGTGACGTGAGCGCCGGAGTCTGGCAGGTGAATTTTGCGCAGACGAGCTTCATCACAGAACGCCCGGTAACGTATTACTTCCGGACGCTGCTTCCACTTATCAGCTCTGGTCATCCTGGGTTTGCCGATGGGCGTGATATCGTAGATTTTCATGATTTGATGAGTCCCTCTTTCCGCCAGATTTCCAGGGTGCGCATTACCCCCTCTGCGTGCATCAGGCGCAATTCGTCGTAGGTGAAATCGGTGGTTTTGGTTCTGCCGTCAATTACGTCATGGCACCCGTTGCAGGCGATCGCCGCCTGAGTATCGTCAGGCTTGCATCCTGTGCCGCACGTACCCGCCAGGCGGTAATGCGCCAGCACGCTGGTTTCCGGGTTGCCGTTGCAGTGCCCGGGGATCCGCACAGTACATTCGCGGCCACGCGCCTCTTTGCGTAGGTTCGCCATACTCACCCCCACATCCTGTTACGCCAGCGAGAGTCTGGCCGCGGCGGGTTTTTGTCCTCCACCAGCTGCGCGCTGACGGTCCATGTCATAAAGTCAGGGTTTAAGCTTCGTTCGACCTTTACGCCCCGCTGACGATATCTCGCTACCAATTCTTCGGCCTGCTGGGTTGTGCATTCGAGATGGTGAAACCATGAGTATTTCATCAGCATCACCCCGCGAAGCTTAAAAGCTGGTTGGCGGCGTTTTCAGCTTCCTGCAGGCTGTTGAAAGAACGAGAGAGGATCCACCGCCAGAGAACATCGAGCGATGCTTTGTACAGTTCCTGGAACTCGCATTCGTCCATGCTTGCGAAAGAAATGCTGCGAGGGTGTTTTTTCAGCGTGCCGTCCGGCAGCTGTATGGCGTCATAGTGGCCGGCTTCAACGATGACCCACGCCCGGTAAGCATCGAAGGATTTGCAAATACTGATATAGCCGAATCGCTTCTCAGCTATCCGGTCGAGATATTGCCCGGCGGCATCAAGCAACGCCGATTCACTCCCGCCATATGCAGCAAGGTATTTGGCGTAACCTGTGATAAGCCTGCGCTCGTTAGACGAAATCGCCCCGCCGGTAGGTTCCCAATATTCAAAGCCGAGATTGAGTAAAGCAAAGTAACGGCGGTGAAACGCCGGATTGCGGACAAGCTTATAATCGGCTTCCAGAACGGATCCGAGCTTGCATTTTGATTGCAGAAAATCACTGGTCTCCGGCGTCGCGGGGATCAGGATACCTTGAGATTGTTTTATTAAGTGCAATTGCGCCATGGCTTCTCTCCGTGGCGCAGTAGGTAACGGTTGTTCAGGCCGTTGATTTCATATTATCAGAAGGTGGGAGAACTCGGTAGCCAAGTCGTTCCGCAAATTTCATAAATCCGTTTAGAGTAAAAACTTCTTCTTCGGGCAATAAAGGTCGCATTGAAATTATGCCATTAACCCTGTAAATCAGATGCCTTCCTTCGGCCGGGAAGCTACAAATAATGGTGCCATCCGATCTCCTGACGACATCGTACCAGGAATGATTAGTAGGAACCTCAATACCATCACTCACACTACCCCCTGAGCGACATACAGACGCAAATAAAAAGTCCGGTGACAGCACGCTCATTGCGAAGCTTTGGGAAATGCCAGCCACCAAAAGGTGAATCAGTAAAACCAGTCGTCCGCGCTTTCCCACGTCTCTTGCAGGATTTGTTCAACGCGTTTTTTATCGCCATCAGCGCCACCCAAAACGCTAAGGCCATCGTTGCTTGTGCGTCGAATGGTTAATTTGCAATCATCATAGGACTGGGACAAGCGGCGCAGCAATTCTTGCTCAAGCGCAGGTATGGCGCCATCAGGGAGTTTTTTATGTTTATCAATTGTGACTTCAACTTTCATGGTTAGCACCTCACATGGATACTGTATAAACAAACAGTATACCGGTTGTGTGAAATGTTCAACCCCTCTGCCGCACTTTTTGCCAACACCATGCTTATGTTTAGATTGATGTTTTTCCATAATAAAAAACCCGACGAAGCGGGTTTTATCATACTGCAATGTCTTTTTTCAGGCACATATCCGGTATATTAGCCCTCACCGGCGCCTCAGCATACTTCGGAGTTACCTAAACGGTAGGGATTTGACGACAAACGCCCTTTTCAAGGTCTTACCAGACTAAATTTTATTGTATCCCGATATATCCCTGGATGGCCTGGCACAAACTTACACTTTTTAATAGCAACCTCAGTTTCCCTGAAGAAAACCTCATCGCCCTTAATGTCTACTGAGTACACTTCGCCTTTATCATTAACCCATGCTGCATAATCGACACGCCCTTCAGTTCTCATTGCCTGAGCCTTGACTGGCATCACTGGCGTGGGACAACTTATACGCGAAGGTGCTATTTCTTGTTTATTATCAAGAGCAAACACCACGGTTGATATAAGGGAAGCACAAACCAGAAGTGATGTTTTTTTCATAAACGATACCAACTGTTGTTTTCCATACGTCCAGAGTTCACTAATACGCATTTTGCATGCAACGCCGGAGAACGCAAGGTCAACGTTAACCTTGTTCTGCTCGTCTTTCGGTTTGGCTGCAATGCTCCACTTCGACATACCCCCCTCGGTTGATGGAGGGGGTTATAATTTATTTTTGTTCGTAAGGGTCGCCTTTCATAAGCAAACTTTCGGGTATGGGTTGAGGTTTTAACCTGTCAATAAGAGCATTAATCTGTACTGAATCTGTTGATGCCCCGATGGCAACTGCATATGTTTTCCCATCAAACTTATGTTGAATAACGTCAAACACTAGGACTGGTCTAACTATAACTGGCTCATTGGCAGACTCAACCGTTAACTCAGTAACCCTTAATTTATCTCTTGGATAATCATACCGTTTAATTTGCCCTGTTAGACCTTTTCCTATAAGCAAAAAATCGACTTCCATAAATCCTCCGCATAGTAGGCAGCTGCCCATTTATGCTGACCACATTAGCATTTGGTTTGAATAAAAACATGCGACAGACAATGATTTATCGGCTATTACGTCAAATCTGATGCCTCCTGCGGGGCGGTTGCGAGCATGGCGGCGCGGCAGGTTTTCTCCACCCACTCCAGATACTTCTCTTTCACCCCTTCATCCAGTCCGCCGCAATCGACGAGATTAACAACCAGTTCGCGAGCCAGTTTTTTGAAATCCGGTATTACCGGCGCTGGCTGCGCGTGGCGATAGAGCGTGAGGAACTCTGCATTTTCCCCGGCATTCTCTTTGAGGAATGAGAACTCGTTTTCGGTAAGCTCTTGCCAGCCTGTGGTTAAGCCGTTGTAGGGATTGCGCTCCCGGTACAATATCACCGGCTCGCTGGCCTTTTCGGCCAGCGCCATACGGGCCAGTTCTTTGCTTTCGCCATGCTTCAGGAATCCATCTTCAGCGATTTCCTGCAGGCGCTCTCTGGTTAATTTGCTGGTCATTAGTTAAGCCCTCACCCAGCCTTTGGATGTACTGCGGATCTTTCCCGATTTACGTAACGCCTGAAGCCGGCGATCGAGAATGCGGAAAGGTTCTGGCTTATTCTCATCCTTTGCGATGCGGCTGCATTCTTCTGCTACATCCATGACGTACAGGCTGGAAAATGGCATAGGATGCGCATCAATTTTGCTCATTATTTTTGAGTCGAGTAATTCATATTTGGTCATTGGTTGGCTCCTTCTAACGCCGCTGCTATCTCTTCGAAAAAGCCATCTCGGGTATGGCTGGTCATTGCTGGTAAAAATACGGACATCAGCCTGTTTGTGTTGCAGTTCTCATCGTCTGCGAACAGAGCGATTTTTTTATCCAAGCGCACTTTCGCTTCCTGCAACTGCTCGTTTTTCTTGTTAGTGCGCTGGATATAGTCGGCAATGATTTCTATAGCCTTGTTTGTGTATTTTTCGACGTGTTCAGTCATGTGAACCACCTATCGCCTCAATCGTTTCCAACAACAACCGGCGGCGCGTATTTTCTGCAAAGTGACGGCGCCCGGTTTCTTTGTGGTAAAACTCGTTTTTGCCGACGACCCACATCCGCTCTGTCTGGTGCAGTTTTTTTACCTTCGGACCGTCTTTGGTGATCACGGTGCCGGTATGGGTTTTTACGATTGTCATACAGCCTCCCCAAGCACCCAGCGCAGAGCCGCCGCGTATTCACCGCTGGCACCTTCGAGGGCTTTTGTGATTTCTTTGCGTGATTTGAGACGCGGCTTTGCTTCACCGAGAATCTGGCGTTGTCGACGAGCTTTTTCGTGGCCATTAGTACCAGCTGTTGCCCGCTCGATTTCAGCGACTTTCTCCCGCTGTTCTTCGGGTTTAAGCGATGCCAGCTGACGCGCCTGGGTAACGGTAACTGTGCCAGCCTCTACCGCTTCCCTGACGGCCTGAGTGGCATCGAGAAGGGAAAGCGTTGCACGAACGGTCTGAACGCTGCAGCCAAACAACACTGCAATGTCGTCCTCATCGAGCCCGCGGTCGAGCTGGTCTGACATTTTTTTAGCCCGGCCAAGCGGTGTATCAGGTCGACGAATTTCGTTTTCGCTGACCATATATTTAGCCATCTGATTTGCTGATCCGCGCTTAACTACTCCAGGTACAAGCAGTGGGTCTTTGCCTTCTTTCAGACGGAGTTTATTTGCCTCCAGGGTATGTTTAACGCGCTGACGGCCAACAACTACGCAGGTGAGCCCCGTTTCAGGGTCTTTCCAGACGATGATCGGCTCAAGTACACCCAGCTCCGCAATGTTCAGTACCATCCCTTCCTCAATAGGCAGGTGTACCCGCTCATCATAAAGTGGGTGGGTCTTATCGGTGACCAGGTGCAGGTTTTCAGGCTCGAAATTGAGCACGTTTGTTTTGCCGCTGGCACCGTATACATCGATTGAATTCTTAGCCATGAATAGCCTCCTGAACATCTAAAACTCGCTGAAAAACAGGACTGCCAAGCAGGCTGTAATTCATCCCAACAGCAACTTTCGGCACCAGGCCAAAACGCTTCATGTCAAAGTCGATGACGGCCCGCTGATCGCGGAAAAGCCCCAAACGACCATGCCGGACAACCTCGCCAGTCGCTTCTGCTTCGGCAAAATACCGCTGGACAGTAGCGCGGCTCAGCCCAAGTTTTTTCATTGCCTCGGCGGTCGTGAGTCGCCCCTGATGTCTGGTGATACGAATCACTGCGCGGACATACTCCCGGCGCTCAACAGCAGAAAATGCTCTAGCCATGTTTTCCTCACTTAACGACGCGCAGATGGCGGACGTTTTTGCGATAACTATCCCAGTCGAAGTTCACCCACATGCCGCCGTCCATCTGGAGACGGTCGAGAATGCGCGCGCCGAGGGTGTCCGTCAGAGATTCGTAGTTCAGGTTCGTCAGGATGCCGACCGGACGCATCGACGACAGGCGGCGATCGATAACCTGGTTCAGAATGACCTTTTCGCCGCTGCTGCCGCGCTGAATGCCTACTTCGTCCAGGATGAGCAGATCTACCCGGCAAAGGTCGTCCAGAAGCGAAGCCTCTGACTGCCCGTCGTCGTAGCACTCGCGAACACGTAGCATCAGGTCAGGAATAGTCACCACCAGCACAGAGCGACCACCAGCCAGCAGGTGATTTCCGATTGCGGCCGCCAGATGGTTTTTCCCGGTTCCCGGCGCTCCGCTGAATACGAAACTGGCGAACCCTGAACCGAAGTTCTGTGCGTAACTTTTCGCCATCGTGAGCGCCCGGCGCTGACCATCTCCTGCCACCTGGTAATTTGCGAACGTGCAGCTCCGATGTAGATCTTGAATTCCCGCTCGTCCGAATATTTTTTCAGCACGGGTACGCTGGTTTTGTTTTTCCAGTTCCTCACAGCGCTTACGGCCTTCTTCGGCTTGCCAGGCACGCCATTCATCAACGCTGCCGAATTTTGGCTGAACGCCAGGGGGAATGATTTTTTTCAGTCGCTCCAGTGCATTCCCGGTACCAATCATGTTTTTCATCGCTACCCCCTGAACCCACTCGGAATTAATTTATCTGGCTGGGATATTGAGTTCGGATCCCGTTTACCGGTTGGTACTTCGAAGCTCCACAACTCCTCGTAGTGCTTTGAGGGACCGAAAAACGTGGACGCTTGTTTCACGTACTCAGTGTTGAGTTTTCCGGCAGCAGTGACGTAATCCGCATATCGTCGAACACCATCGGTAAGCTCCTGCGCTGTTGCGCCTGATTTAATTCGGGCAGTCCAGGCTTTGAACGCATCGACCTTGCTATTGCCTCCTGCGCGCTTTGGGTATTCCCTCCAGGCCAGTTCAAATTCCTCCGGGTAACTGCTTTTCGGCTTTTCAGATGGAGCTTCATCGGAGGATCCACCATCTGGGGGGGTGGCGGAGCCATGCCCCGAAAGATCTTTATCTTGTTCTTGTTCCTGATCCTGTTCCTGTTCCTGATCTTGGCTTCGAAGCCCCTTCGAAGCCCCTTCTGGCGTTGGGCACGATTCGCGTTTGACATTCAGATGAAAATCATCCTTATAACGCTCGTAAAATAATGAAAGAAAAGGGTTTTCTGTAAGTGATGCATACTCACTCCTGACCCCCGCACAACGGTTATCACCTGGCTTTAATGCCTTGCCTACCTGGTAGGCGGCCATTTCATGCACCCAGACCATCTCTGTGTCCTCGTCATAGCTACAAAACCCCGCTTCGATGGTGCTTTTAAGCCCCTTCGAAGCCCCTTCTAAGCCCAGCCCTGTTTCATGGGCGATATAGAGAATTGGCAGGTAATACAAACCGAGCATGTTTGCGTGTGGCGAGGTCATGAGATAAAACGAGACCACCTGCGCTTCAGCGCCTTTTTTCCGCAGTTCCCGACCTGTTTTCCCCAGCCAGAATTGCGGTGCGACTGTTGCATAGTCACGCATAGATACCCCTGAACTTATGACGTTGGTTTATCGGTCTTTTCTGCGTGTTGAAAGACAATATCAACCCACTGAAAGACACATTTTTGACAGATGGATACGCCGGGGCCGGCAATGAGAACGCCTGCAACCTCAATATTGCTCGCTCCGCAAAAGTAGCATTTATGGGTCGTTTGGGCGTTTACCTCAGTCTTTGTTCCTGACATACTTACCTCGCAATTACCTCTTCGTTTTTGCACCTGAAAGCCGTTGGTGTTACAGCACCGCGGCTTTCGCCTTTTTGATACCCGACATTACAAAACCCCCAGCATTGAAGTGACGATGGCCATCAGTGGCGCCGTTAGTTCTGGGTCAACCCGGAACATCTCGACAATTCCCTCGCTCAGTTCTTTCAGCTTTTGATGACGTGGAGCTCCCATGGCAACGGCAACCTTCGCTTCGCTGGTCTCTTTCTCCAGCCGTGCCAGTCGGGACATGAAATTGTCTTCAGGCAACAGGCGGTGGCGAAATTCCAACGGGAGGACGGCCATGATGGCTGGCGTCAGAAGACGCACATTCGCGCGATACTTTTCAGAATCGACCTCGTTATCCAGGTAACGGAAAAGCTTCTGGCGGGCGCGGCTGATGTCCGCGGGAAATTCAATTTCTTCCCCGCCCTGCTGGCGCCACTCATCGATGATGTATGCCGAAACAACATCCTGACCTTCAGCAGCGGCCCAGGCGCGAACGGCAGAACGAATGCCGTCGTGATCTGCCACTTTCGCCTGATTTCGCTTTATCAGAGCGCCGGGGTTGAATCCGGTATTTTGTTGAAAGGAAAGTGTTTGCATGGTCATCCCGCCAGATTTTGTGAAGACAAACCGTCGTTTGGATTTGGGTAAAGGTCTGGGCGAAGTTCATGCGGAGTAACGCCGGTTACCCGGAAGATTTGGAAAACCCGAGACTGAGGAACGGCTCCCCCATGGCGATGCTTCCAATGGCTAATAGTCATAGATGAGACGTCCAGTTTTTCTGCTAGCTTCGTTGCGTCACCAGCGATCTGTATGGCTTTTTCTAATGCGTTCATAAACCACTCCGTTAAAGTTACAGAGAGAATTAAACATTATGTTTATTTTAATGTCAACTTTATGAATGTTGAGATGGTAAACATTTAGTTTAAAATCGTGATATATGAGAAAAAATACGCACCAGTCCGACAACCCACAGGTCCAAAGGCTCAATGAAATAATTGAGATGAAGCGCATATCCAAAGCGGATATAGCGAGAATTTGTGGTGTAAGTTCGCAATCGGTTAACAACTGGTTTGTGCGGGGAGCGATCGGAAAGAGCTCTGCCATAAAGCTCGCTGATGCTCTTGGCGTAAGCCTTGAGTGGGTTTTAGGTCAGGACGTCGATGCAAATGATGGTTTACGCCCGGACGAGAAGCGGTTGCTGGAACTCTATAACCAACTCCCCAACGAAGAAGAGCAACAGAACATACTGCGGATCGTATCTCTGCGGCTCAAAGAGCTCGATGAGTTGTATGCCAAGTACATGGGGCGGCGGATTAAGGGTGATGGCGAGTGACAGTTAAGGGCGGTCTTATGAGAATTGGTATAGCATTTCCGGCGAGCGTGTTCATCATTGCAGTCGCTTTTCTGGCGTGGTTCATTCTGGGTGGCTATGCGACTCCAGGTACATAAGGCAGATCCAACATGAGTGCAGATTTTAAAGAAACTTGCAGAATGGCTAGACAGCCAGTCCTCTGATGCTCCGCCTAAATAAGATTTAAACAATGCAGAGGAAGCATGTCTGACTTAGTTATCCCCATACTTATTACTTTGCTGATTATCGGGTTGGTTGGGATAGTCCTCAGGCTGGACAAAATTTTCTTCAAGCGAAGGAGTGGGCGGGATGACTTTGAGTAAGCCAGACCGGTAGTTCGATGTTTTTTGGTAATGCCGCAGACGTACAGGAAGCATGGATAGGCTGCTTAGGTTGGCGAAATTCATAATAATTATATGAGGGATGGTTATGGATGGTGGCACTTTACAGGATATAAAGATATCTCTTAGGGTAATGACTCCAACTTACTGATAGTGTTTTATGTTCAGATAATGCCCGATGACCTTGTCATGCAGCTCCACCGATTTTGAGAACGACAGTGACTTCCGTCCCAGCCTTGCCAGATGTTGTCTCAGATTCAGGTTATGTCGCTCAATTCGCTGAGTGTAACGCTTGCTGTTAACGTGCAGCTTTCCCTTCAGGCGTGATTCATACAGCGGCCAGCCATCCGTCATCCATACCACGACCTCAAAGGCCGACAGCAGGCTCAGAAGACGCTCCAGTGTGGCCAGAGTGCGTTCACCGAAGACGTGCGCCACAACCGTCCTCCGTATCCTGTCATACGCGTAAAACAGCCAGCGCTGACGTGATTTAGCACCGACGTAGCCCCACTGTTCGTCCATTTCAGCGCAGACAATCACATCACTGCCCGGCTGTATGCGCGAGGTTACCGACTGCGGCCTGAGTTTTTTAAGTGACGTAAAACCGTGTTGAGGCCAACGCCCATAATGCGGGCGGTTGGCCGGCATCCAACACCATTCATGGCCATATCAATGATTTTCTGGTGCGTACCGGTTTGAGAAGCGATGTAAGTGAACTGCAGTTGCCATGTTTTACGGCAGTGAGAGCAGAGATAGCGCTGATGTCTGGCAGTGCTTTTGCCGTTACGCGCCACGCCTTCAGTAGCGGAGCAGGAAGGACATCTGATGGATATGGAAGCCACGCAAGCACCTTAAAATCACCATCATACACTAAATCAGTAAGTTGGTAGCATTACCCGCGCCGGGTTTTTATTGCCCTACTCTTTCGGCAGCATCAGCACATCAAGCGCCAACTCCACAGCCAGATCCACCTGGTCTTCCTGCCACAACACCTGAATCATCTCTATCAGAGCCTCTCTTGACGGCTCTTGCTTTTCAACCAGTAACTGCATAACCGCTACCCCGATAACCTGCGCTATTTGCGGGTGCATCTCTGCGAAAAACTCATCCTCATACCGCATACCATTAGCCCTCATAGATGTTTTTAAAACCAAAAAATAGACCCATAAACATACTCCCTGCACTAACCCACCTCTCGTTATAAACTTTTTGTTTACGTTTAATTACTCATAATGTTGACACAACATTAAACATTGTGTTTAATTAACTCCAGCAACACCCCACCAAGGCAGGACGCCCACGAAGTAGCTGCCCGGAGCATACGAATTCCGGGATGAGGTGGAAATATCAATGCGCAGTAGGTAGTAACGTTCCGCTGGCCGGCGACAAGGCAATGAGGGTGAGATGAGTAAGGTAAAGGTGGCGCCTATTGAACTCGAAATAGACGCCACGGAAGTAATCAATCAGGTCGAGGAACTACTGGGGTTACTTGAGCTTCCAGCCCGTTCCCTTGAAGGCATCCCTGAGGATGTCGTCAACCTGCTTTTTGACAACATCCGTCCCTTGCTTAACAACATCGTCCTTAGTGATTTCTCGACCACAGTTGGCACAACTGACGCCAACAAAATTTGTATCAAAGTCGAAATCATCGGGACGCTTGAGCATCTCGCTTCCGCAATCAGGGCAAGCAACTTTCATAGTTGTCAGTTTTGACATTTTTTATTTCCTTGCTGGCTGTGTGAGAACTACCAGCATACCACCGAGCCTGAAGTGGTTAAAAGACAGGCAAACATGAGGAGTTGGAATGAGCAAGCAAGGCATCAGAGCCCTGATCATTTCAGCAGTTATTGGGCTCTTCATCTGGATCGCGCTCTTCAGCGCACTGAGGGGATTGTTTCTATGAATGATTTCGCACGCAAACCCGCTCGTCAGCAGGCTGTTCGTTTAAATCCGCTGTCGGCTTTCATCCGCCGGGTGTGCTACATGCTCGCGCAAAAAGGAGGCCCTTCATGAGCACGATGTTTGCCCTGGTTCTCACCGTCAGCATGCTGACGGGCGGTAATCAGGATGTCCTGCTCGGCGTTTACGACACTGAGAATGACTGCAAGGCAGCTGCAGAAGAGCAACACGTGAAAGCTGAATGTTATCCACTGAAAGGTTTACTGGACGAGCATCCGGCCGGGTTCACGGTGCAAATGTAGGGGGAAGAATGCAGAAGAAATGCGGTTACTGCAGTAAAGCAATCGAGGGAAAGCCAGTGGTAAGCACCCTGTTGTACCTCCAGGGGAACCAGCTAGCACGGAAAGAAAAAGAGTATTGCTCTGAACGTTGCGCCTCTCACGACCAGATGGCTCACGAGGGCTAACGTAAACCCGCCGAAGCGGGCTGTACGTCCGGTGCCACCGACCAAAGTTACACCGGAAATTACCAAAACCAATGACCACCCTGAATGGGCGCTACCAATGGCCCGGGGGATTCTACATCCAAAATAGAGGCTATCACATGGAATATTTTTATCTGATAAAAGCGACTCAAAAATCGGGTAAAGCTGATGCCGTAATCTGGCGCACTAATAAATCAGAAGCCCGCGCTCTACTGCAGCTCGACGTCGATCTGGAAGACGCTGGGATCGAAACAGGCCGCGGCAAAGACTATCAAAAACCTATTCGCACCGATTTCCCGGTATTCAACGACCTGCCAGCGGAGGGTGTTCTCGATTACTCATGGTGCGAACGCTACCAGCTCGGCGACGATGGCCGCACCTGGACTCTTAAGCCAGGACTGGCGCCTGCTGATGTTCATCACGGCGATAATGCCGGAGTATCCTCTGAGGCCGTTACTGGAGAGCTGGTTGATGCCAATACTACTGGCGACGCGGCACAAGATGAGACCGTGGAAACTTTCGGTAGCGATGAATACCAGGACGATTCTAGCGCGCTTTTTAACGTGGCCGAACTCCCCTTTCGCGCGCAGCTGCTGGCGCAGTACATGGCCGAAGAACGTCACGTTTATCATATCAGCATGCCTCACCGGCAGGAGCTGTCAGCTCTTGAAATGGACACTGATAACGCAGCCGTCCAGGATCTGATTCTGGCCGCCGAGAATGTCCCTGAAATCAAAAAATACGATATGCCGGCGCTCTGGAAATTCACCAGCGCCAATAAAAAAGTCTTCCCGGAAGGGAAACGGCATGAGCTCGGTAAGCGTATCCAGTTTGCTAAGCTGTGGTTCGCCACGAACGCGATCGACCGCGGCATTCTCACCAGGGAATGGGCTGCCGGTAACTGCATTTCTTCGGTTTTGAAAACCGATGCAGGTACGAATGCTGGCGGCGGTAATAAAACCGATCGCAACCCTGACTACACCCATACCCTTGATACGCTCGATGTAGAAATAGCCCTGGCCACAATGCCAATGGATTTCGATATCTACAATTTCCCGGCATCAATTCACCGCCGGGCCAAAGAGATCGTCCAGAAGAAAGAAAGTCCGTTCAAGGAATGGTCTGCAGCGCTGCGCAAGGTTGCAGGCATCCTGGATTATTCCCGCGCCGCCATTTTTGCCCTTATTCGTGGCGCCACCAGCGACATTCATCATTTCCCGGTAAGTCTGCAGACCTATATCAATGCGAACCTGACCGAGCATAAGCATGACGCCCCTTCTGCTGAGACGCTTGAAAAAGCTGGTCATGTTTCATCTGCCGCCGTCACTCTGGACGCTGTGAAAAAGGCTATCGATGGAGATGAAGGTGTGCCTGACCTGGAAACTCTCCCAACTGATTTTCAGGTAATTGGCACTGAACTGGTGAAAGAAGCTCAAAAGAAACGCCCTGACGCTAATCAGGTTCTGGCCGCCGAACGTGGCGAATATGTCGAAGGCATCAGTGATCCCACGGATCCGAAGTGGATAACCGAAGACCTGACCAAACCCAAACAGCCTGAAGTTTCAAACATGGGCAATGGTGTTTTTTCGATTGATGGTCTGATGGATAGCCAGCCAGCACCAGCACTTTCTATCGTGGACCAAGCGCGCCAGCGCGCTGCAGAAGAAAAATTACATCCAGCTAATTCCGGGGAAACCACCAGCAATGTGCAGGTGGAAACGGCTCAGCCGGTCGAAGACGAAAATGATAATGCGGTATCAGCAGGCGAAGGCGCTGATGAGCCTCCTGCGCAAACAACTGCCGTGAACATGAGCAAAATACTGGCTGAACGCTGCCCGGATCTTACCGCCGAAGTGCTGAAAAGCCAGGTTTCCGAGAATACTCATAGCGATGAAGTGGAAGAGGCTGAACAAGCAGCGGCAGCATGGCCGGAGTATTTCGAGCCTGGCCGATATGAAGGCGTGCCAAATGAGGTCTACCACGCCGCTAACGGCATCAGCTCAACGATGGTTAAAGATGCGCGGGTATCGCTGATGTATTTCGAGGCGCGCCACGTATCCAAGACCATCCAGAAGGTACGCTCCCCTGTTCTGGATATGGGAAATCTGGTGCATGCACTGGCGCTGCAGCCAGATCAGCTGGAAAAAGAATTCAGTATCGAGCCGGAAATCCCGGAAGGCGCCTTCACCACTACGGCGACGATCCGCGCATTTATCGACGAATACAACAACGGGCTTCCGGTTTTACTCAGCGCAGATGACATCAAAAGATTCCTGGAGGAATACAACGCGAACCTGCCCGCCCAGGTTCCCTTGGGTACATCAGTTGAAGAAACCGGCCAGGGTTATATGACTTTACCTGCTGAGTTCCAGCGCATTGAAGACGGTCAGAAGCAAACCGCCACCGCAATGAAGGCCTGCATCAAAGAATACAACGCCACCCTGCCCGCCCAGGTGAAAACCAGCGGTGGCCGCGATGCCTTACTGGAACAGCTGGCGCTGATTAATCCTGACATGGTTGCTCAGGAAGCACAGAAGGCGCAGCCCCTGAAAGTCTCTGGCACAAAGGCCGATCTGATTCAGGCCGTGAAATCGGTAAAACCGGATGCCGTGTTTGCCGACGAGCTGCTGGATGCATGGCGCGAGAACCCGGAAGGAAAAGTGCTGGTTACCCGCCAGCAGCTGGCTACGGCGCTGGCCATTCAGAAAGCACTGTTGAATCACCCGACCGCTGGCAAGTTGTTGACGCACCCGAGCCGGGCCGTCGAGGTGAGCTATTTCGGCATTGATGAGGAAACCGGGCTGGAAGTTCGTGTGCGTCCTGACCTTGAGATAGACATGGGAGGCCTGCGCATCGGTACAGACCTTAAAACCATCAGCATGTGGAACATTAAGCAGGAAGGCCTGCGCGCGAAGCTACACCGGGAAATCATCGAGCGCGATTACCACCTGAGCGCGGCTATGTACTGCGAAACCGCAGCCCTTGACCAGTTTTTCTGGATATTCGTCAACAAAGACGAGAACTACCACTGGATCGCCATCATCGAGGCATCCGAAGAACTGCTGGAACTCGGCATGCTGGAATATCGCAAAGCAATGCGTGCCATCGCGAACGGTTTCGACACTGGCGAATGGCCGGCGCCGATTACCGAAGACTACACCGAAGAACTTAACGATTTTGATATGCGCCGTCTCGAAGCGCTGCGCGTACAGGCATAAGGGGGAACAGTCATGGAAAACACTAACATTGTTACAGCCGAACAGCAGGCACCAAACACCATTTCAGCTAGCAACGCGATCTTTAACGTTCAGGCTCTCGGTCAGTTAACTGCTTTCGCAAACCTTATGGCTGATTCACAAGTGACAGTGCCAGCTCACCTTGCAGGTAAGCCAGCCGATTGCATGGCCATCGTTATGCAGGCTATGCAGTGGGGCATGAATCCCTATGCAGTCGCGCAAAAAACGCATCTGGTAAACGGCGTGCTCGGATATGAAGCCCAGCTCGTCAACGCGGTAATCGCCAGTTCCAGCGCTATTAACGGTCGATTTCATTATCGCTACGGCGGCGACTGGGAACGTTGCACAAGGACGCAGGAAATTACCAGGGAAAAACACGGTAAAAATGGGAAATACAGCGTTACGGAACGGGTGCGCGGCTGGACTGATGAAGACGAAATCGGGTTATTCGTCCAGGTCGGCGCGATTCTGCGCGGTGAATCAGAAATCACCTGGGGGGAGCCACTTTATCTCTCTGGAGTCGTCACACGTAATTCTCCTTTGTGGGTTTCTAACCCGAAACAGCAGATCGCTTATCTGGGCGTCAAATACTGGGCACGGCTGTATTGCCCGGAAGTCATCCTGGGTGTTTACAGCCCGGATGAAGTTGAACAAAGGACCGAGCGAGAAATAAACCCGGCGCCGGCGCAAAGAATGTCTGTCGCAGAGATCACCAGCGGAACAGACATCACCACCAGCGCGCAGGATTCAGCTCTCAATATTGATTCCCTGGCAGATGATTTCCGTGACCGCATTGAGCGCGCCGAATCGGTCGATGCAGCAAAAGCCATCAGGGCGGATCTGGATAAAGAGAAAGCTGTGTTGGGCACTGTTCTTTTCACCGAACTGAAAGGTAAAGCCGTGCAGCGTTATTTCATGGTAGACGCCCGAAACAAAGTTGAGGCCGCGATCAACTCTCTACCTAATCCCGGAGAACCGGAAGCCGTCGAACTGTTCGCTAAAGCTGAAGGCATTCTCAACGGCGCGAAACGCCACCTTGGTGATGAACTGTATGACCAGTTCCGCATCACCCTGGACGACATGAAACCGGAATACGTGGGCTAAGGGAGGCGGGAGGGTTCGCCCTCCCGGTAACGATATGAGCAAATCACTGAATGCACGATGCGTACGTCGCTGGGAAGTGGAATTCAAACCTTTTTGTGATTCAAAAGTTAACCCCTACTGGCGTAAGCGCGATCTGCGTGGGTATATCCGCGAAGCTGCGCTTACCACCGCTTACAGCATGGTCGAGAGCATGGCTGAACGTAACGCCAAGGTTGACTATGACGGCACGACTGATGGCTGGTCCCCTGAGTTCTCGGCATGGTATGACGAACGCCGGGAACAGTACCTCAAAGAAGCGCGTGATTACCTGGACGAAGAAGCCACAAATGACGAGATCGATGAAGAAATCCAGAACGAGCTGGAGGCCTGGAATGACTGATATCGCCACATTCACTAATGAGCAATTAATCGCCGTGTGCCGTGCTGACGTGGCGGAAATATCGAAGTTTTTAAAAGAGGGTGAATTCAGCAATCCGTCCCGCGCGGCCCTGTATTTGCGTATTACTGAAATCGCATTGGCAGCGCTGATGGGGGAGTTCTCATTTGCTCGCAATCAGGTTCGCCGCGAACACGCTGAATGGTCACATGCCACTTTCGGCAATGTTGGTCCGGCTGGCCCACTGAAACACCTCAGCATAGAAGCACTTGAAGCTGCCGCGGAACCTAACGACCACAGCGAATGGGCTGATATGCAGTTCCTGATGTGGGATGCCCAGCGCAGAGCGGGAATCACTGACGAACAGATTACCCAGGCGATGATCGATAAGCTCGCGGTAAATAAGGCGCGCCAGTGGCCCGAGCCAATGGACGGGGAATCTAGGATGCATTTACGAAGCGAAGACGAATCACTCAACGCCAGGCGCCGCCGTAATCGTGAATCAAATGCGCGCGCTCGCGAACGTGAAACGCCCGCACAACGCAAAGCCAGACTGGCGAAAAACAGATTGAGAATGGCTCTTCGTCGTAAGGGAGGTGCCAAATGAGCCTGAAACACCGCTTGCCCGAGCTGGAAGCCAGCATCGACCCGGCAGCATTGCGCGCAGCCGCCGATGAATATTCGGATCTGCTTCTGACTTTGTGCTTGTGCATGAAGATGGCCGGCCCCACCCGGGCTAACGTGCGCGCCTGCGCCAGCGAGCTTAAAAAGCGCATGACAACTTGGCACAGCCATAAAGAGCTCAATGCAATCCTGTCCAGTTGGGATCCCGTTGGCTATGTTCTCGGCCTCCGCCGTGAAGCGAACGACAACGCGCGCGCAGCTGGCGATCCAGTTGATGTTTTTGTGTGAGGTGAATATGCGACTGATTAACCGAAGCAAACAATCACCGCTGGGCCGCCAGGCGTGCGATGCGGCACTGGCAAAACACGTTGAGCTTTATGGAGCCTACGGGCGACAGAAAACGAAGAGAACTTATACGGTGGTGGTTCAAGGCTCAAAGATCACTGTAGAAGTTGTTAACAGAAAAAGTAGCTATGTGGCCACAGCCATGAGCTGCGCGCGCCGGCTACACCATCTGCCTGGACAATGTAACTAAGGGGTTTTTATGACTAATACATCTCATAAATCAGATGAAATTTTGATAACCGATGACGTTCTGTCCAGATACAAAATATCGCGCAGCACACTTTATTTCTGGAGCACCCCATCCCGGATGCCCTCTTACTTTGCTCAGCCATTCCCGCAGCCTAAAATAAATGGCAGCCCTAAAAGGTGGAGACTTTCAGACTTGTTGGCCTGGGAAGATAACGTGGGAATCAAACCAGAGGCTGACCAACCAGCTTCTCAAGGTGATCCTGCCAAACAGCAAGCCAGTGACGCTGATCATCCAGATAATCATGCAGGTTATAACGTGCCATGACACCTGCCATATGATGGCCAAGCAGTTTTTCCACAACATGTGGCGGCGCACCTAATTCAGAAAGGCGTGTCGCCACTGTTCGTCTGAGGTCATGGAGAGACCAGGGCTTCATGCCTGTTTTAGCTATAATCTGAGCAGAAAACAGAGCGACGTTTGGTTGTAGTGGCGGTCTGTCATCTTCTGGCCCCCTGTAGCGTGACAGTGTCACAACGTGTTTTGAAACTGACGTTTCCTTCTCTGCTAACATCATTCTTACTACTGCCTCGGGAAGTGCCCTTCTGACCGATTTCCCGGTTTTATAATCGCTTGCCGGAATGGTCCACGTTTGCTCATGGAAATCGAACCATTCCCATCTTGCTGTCCTGATCTCCGTACTCCGGCAGCCAGTCATGATGAGAAACTTCATTATCAGCTGTTGTCTGTATTTCAATTCAGGAAGGATGTTCCAAACTGTTTTGATTTCCTCATCACTCAATCTGCGATCTTTTACGGATGCTGTGAGACCTACGTCAGAGCGCCTAAGGCTCTCAATTGGGTTCACATTAATTACCCCTCGATTGGAGCAAAAACGGAACGTACGCTGCATCAGCCCAAGCATCTGACCAGTGACAACTCTTCGCCCCATGCCATCAAAAAGGTTAAGCCAGTGCGCTTTAGTGGTCTGATCAACAATCATGTTCCCCAGCACAGGCGCTATATGGTTATTGAAGTCCCGCCGGTTAACCTTGATTTTCACAAGACCTTCAGGGATGCAGTAATACTTTTCCCAGTAATCGAAAGCCTCTTTAACGGTGAGCGCTTCGACTTTTTTCTGTTTCTCCAGAACTGTTTGCCGTCTCGGATCGAGTCCTTCTGTCAACCAGGCCCTGAACTGCTGTCTACGTTCGCGAGCTTGAGATAAGGAGGTGGTGGGATAATCGCCAATCGTTAGCTGAGCGGCTTTCCCGTTCCATCTGTAGCGGTAAAAGAATGTTATACTGCCGGAAGTAGACAACCGGACATTCAGACCATGAGCGTCCGATATGACCTTGATCTGGTCTCTCTTTTTGCCAAGAGCTTTTCTTAATTTTGTGTCGGTAAGCAA